GGCGGCACCTCCGTTTTTTCTCAGTATAACTTATTCAGAAGCATTTGTAAACAAAAAGTTGTTGATTTTTACTTGTAATACGTTGTCGCTGAAAAGTTGGTAGCAAAAAAGAGCCATCCGCTCAGAAAACCCGAACGGATAGCTCTTGTATTTGACGTTAAAATCAGATGGAAATGGTGTTGCACACACATTTGCCGCCTTAATTTTAACGCATTATCGCCAAGTATTTGCAAAATTGTGTACTCAAACGCACTTTGGCCCCCTCTTTTCCGCGCCGTATTCCCCCCTTAACCACATCCTATGCAACCTGCTCTGTCTAGTGCCTCGATTATAAAACCAAAAAATAAAAGTCCCTGCAATTTTCATGCCAGCCCCAAAGAGCCAGCACAAATGTTGCAGGGGCTTTTCTCATCCGGTCACTTCATTTTGAATTTTCGACCTATCGGGTCCTCGATAAGCGCCAGATGAAATAATTTCAGGCGGTCGGAGAAAAACATTCAGTCAGGATATCACTCGCCTTTTTTCCTCCCGCCTCAAATACAATTACTTCCCGTTCCGCTTGCGCAGCCGGTCATACTCGGCATCTGCCGCGATGGCCTCCTTGGTGAAAGAGTTGTTCTTCCACCAGGCGATCAGCGCCGCGATGCTCGTGATGCCAGCAGTCACCAACTGCTCGACGGTAGTGCTCTCGATGGGCAGCGGGCTCTTGCCCATGGCGCTCAGCAGCTGATTGGTCAGTGCCAGCAGCAGAACAGCAGTTCGTGCAATGGTACCCGCAGTAATGTTGAAATTCATAGTGTTAGCTCCTTTCGTGTTCGTGTGTTTCGATATCAGACACCCGATGATTGAGTACCTGAATATCTCTCTGGATCACAGGGATTTTCTCCGCAAAGCCGTTATGCTTGCGTACTTCGCGGGTCAGTTCCTCGATCTTGTACTCCATGACCGCATTGGATTTTGAATTTGCGATCAATACGCCGATCAGCGTCACCGCTCCGGCAATGATAGCGGAAAGGATGGTCTCCATTGGCATCACCCCCTCCACCGGCTCTTTTCTTTGCGCACGTCCACGTGCACCCAGCCGTTTGCCCTTCCAAGGCCGGGAGGATAGATGCCCACACCTCCCCTGCCTGCAAGCAGCTTGTCCGCATAAGCATAGACCTGCTCCACGCTGATGCCCTGTACCTGAATATCCGCCGCCTTGCCGTAAAGATGCTGGCTGTACTTGGCGGCTTTTTTCTGCTGTGCATTCCAGCTCGCCGTGCGGAATCCGCTCGTGATCGTCACAGGCTTATCGAAGTGTACGCGGATCTTTTCCAGGATCTCCACCAGCTCCGTGTCGATGAATACCGGGTCAGACCCATCCCTGCAAAAAAACTCCCGGACTTTGAAGTGTTCCGAGAGTTTCAGGTTGCCGTTTTTCAAAATGGAGTAACTTTCCAGCATTCTTTCTCCTTTCTTATGTAACGTTGATCGTACAGGTATAAACGGCGCCGCCGATGTGCGTCACGGTGATCGTTGCACTGCCCGGGCTCTTTGCGCGCACGATCAATGCCGTTCCGCTCGTGGACGCCACAATGCTGTCACCTGTGAATTCCATTTTGAAGTCTTTCTTCGTGTTAGCACCCGCAGGTGTCAGAACAATTTCACCCTTCAGCTCACCACCTGCTGCGATCGTAAGCGGACCCGCCCAGTTCACCCCGATCCCTGTCGCGGGGATGCATTCGAAATCTTCCGTAAGGTTAACGCACCGAAATCCGACAAGTTTCGCCTCAAGGCCAGGGCAAAGCCCCGTGTTTGCAATGGTCACGGTGATAGGTTCGTGGGGCTTCATGTTGCCTCCCTTATAGATCCACTTTGTCACATGCCCGTCCGTCCCGGTGCCGACCCAGATAACATCGTCAAAGCCATACAGTCCTGTCACTTTTATACCGACCGCATTCGGGTATTTTCCTGCATATTCCGGCCACGCATGCTTTCCCAGATCGATGGTCACTTCCAGATACGTACATCTTACAATGCGCACCATGTACTGGAGGTTATTCACATAGCAGGTAACGCTTCCTTTGGTGCGGATCTCATTGGAATAAATGTTTGGGAACATTTCCTCCAGCAACTTCGTCGGGAGCGCTTTGTTATATACCTTGCACTGATATACCTTCCCGCGCATCTTGTATTTTGCGCTCTCGTTGGGTTTCACCATGTTTTCGCCAATGTGCAGTGTGCCGTTAAAAATTGCTGTAGCATCGTTTCTGTCCACTTCGCCATACTTCTGCATGTAAAAATCATAGAACTTCATCACGCCGTTTTTTCGCATGATCAGCAGATTATACACCTTATTCGGGTAAGAGCTGTAGCTGTTCATATCGATTGCGGGACATTGACTGTATCCCCAGTAATTTCGGGTTGTAATAAAACCGCCAACCGGCTTTGCATCCGGGCTTATACCTTCTGCGAGGATAAGTCCTACATCAAATCCCGGACAGTTACCTTTATCATCCGAGTAATTCATGGAACTAAGTACCGGAACAAAGCTGAAATTCGGCATGCCATACCCGCGAAAACTTTCCAGCTGGAAACTTGCTATGATAGTAAAGTCCTTATTCGTTGCAAACAACTTTACTCCAGTGTCAATACCGAAAGTGCCATCGAAAACCACAGCTTTTTCTTCTGTATTGTAGTGCGGGTCGGTCGAAATATCATAGATCGGTATATTGGGGGTCGTATCTTCTTTTCCGGTATCAATATCATGCGCTTTCAGCAAAAGATGTCCCCCGTCCAAAGTCGCCTGATCGTTATCAATGTTCACCTGCGCAGGATCATACCGCGTGAACCTCGCTTCCGGAAACCGTTCCCGGCCTCGATTTGTGATGAGGTTGGCTTTTGAAAAGTCGCACTGCCATATGCTCTGTATTTCATCAACAATAAAATCCCCGCACACGGTACAATTGTTGAAATAAGGGTAGATACCATCGTTGTTTTCAAACCGGAGACCTGCCTTGAAGTTACAATACAGGAAATGTGTATCGATGCTGTGCGGCTGACCAGTTCGCATAACGTTTCCAGTAAAAACAAACGGCACATTGTACTCGCCCTTAAATTGAATATAACTTTGTCGGGGCACATGTGCAATACCCATTATATTGTTCATAAACACAATGGGGTCATTGTCATCATTCGGGTACGTCCCGTCCGCGTCCTTGTAATAATTTCGGTAAATAAAATTCACCGAATCGATCGGACGCGGTTTGAGCTTGTAGTCCAGATGGTACTTTTCTTCCATTAAACGACAGTTTTCTTCAGTCTGCGCAGCCCCCTGCCCAGTAATACTATTCCCGATGCACGGGTTCCATGTTGGTCCTTCAATACTGCTTTCCACACAGTCTTCAAAAACGTTATTCTCACATACAAAAGTCCATTTCTTCGGAGCAACCTGAGTTCCCCCGCCGCCCAGAAGTCCGGCACAGCCTTGTCCTAGCATATTATTCGGCAGCGGGATCATGTCAAACCATTCTTGCGGCAGATATCCAAGTCCGCAGCCGATGAACTGGTTATTGCACACACGTCCCTTGACTTTAGGAAACTGCTGCTGCACGGCATACACGGCAACGCCGCCGTAAGCGTTCAGATAAAATGTATTGCCTGTGACCTCTGCATAACCGTTCTTTTTCCAGCTATTCCAGTGGATGCAGGAGTTTCCTTTGTTCTGCGTAAAGAAGTTATCCCGGATATACAATTTGTGCACACTGCGCGGTAGGATCGCAATTCCTGTAATGTCGCATGGTCTGCCATTGTTCAGATACGGGTTATACCAGATGTCCCGGAATATACAATGCTCGATCCAAATATTTTCGCACCAGATCTCGTTTCCTGCAGCATCTGTGCGTTCCCGCAACCGGATACCGCACGTCCATACCGTCTTGTCGTCATTATTATAGATCCCATCCCAGACGCAATTTTCGAATCGGATGTTTTTACAGCCCGCAACTTCCAGCCGCTGCCCCTTCCAGAAGATAACGTTTCGGATCGTCACGTTCTCCACGTTCTCCATCCAGAGCGTTAAGTATTTGTACTTTCTGTTTCCGCCGTCGATCACACAGTTGCTGTGGTTCAGCGCCTTGTTCAGCACCTCAGTGTCATCTGTAATACCATCTCCCGCAGCGTCCTCCAGCCCTATCGTCACCGTTCCCGCAACGCCGGTCGTTCCGATCCGGTCTATTTTGAGGTACGCATTTTGAAATTCCGCCCACACGGCTTTGTTCTGGATCGCATTGGCAGAATACCGGCTCAAGGTCGGATCAGCAAGCTTCGTGTTGGCAAACAGGTAGGCAATGGCTTCCCGCACATCTTTTCCGTAGATGGCATGCCGCACCTGTTCCAGTGCCTGATCATAGGTCATTACAGCAGCCCTCCCCGGTATTCAATGGTGTAATACCCTGTGCCTGAAAACTGAAAAACATATTTGTTGTTGTCAACCTTTATCACCGTCTTCTGCGGTGCGGTCAAGGTTGCACTGTACACCTTGCTTCCGCTGCTTCCCACATACCGGTACACCGTCACCGTCAGTTCCCCACGCAGGATGCTGATCTCTGCCCGGTTTACCTGATCGGTTCCTGGCACCTCCAGCTGTCCGGAGCCGTTCACGTAGCAATTCTCGTATTCCCGGATAATATCCATGTCAAAATTAAAGTTGTCCCACAGCCATGGCTCTACCGAGGAATACCGTTCCTTCTTGTACGGGTTCAGCCGGTACTTCAGTGCAATGGTCGAATGCCCCTTGTCGCTCTTCCACTTGTCCACCCAGACAGCACCATAGTAGAAATGTGAGCGGTCATCGTCCAAAATCACCATGTGACGCTTTCCGCCCAAAGCATTTTGAATCGTGGTGTAGGCCGTGTTCCAGTCCCAGTAGTCGTTTTCCACGTAGAATTCCAGTGTGCCCTCTCGGTCATCATATACCGGGCGCTGCGCCACCGCCTGCGAGAGATCCCAGCTTCCGTCCATTCCCGCCACGGTCACAAGGTTTGTTCGCTCGGTCGGCGGGTTGATCACGGGTCGGCTTACCGGGACCAGATGCCAGTGCTTCCAGCTGTGGTAATGGCCTATGGTCACGCCATGTTCTTCATTGTACATTTCGGGTCTCACCCCTTTCCATTTTGAATTTTTACCGGTTGATGTAGCTTACCACGCTGCGCAAGGTCTCCACCGCCCGCTTTGCCGCACCGGTACCGGTCGCCTGCTGGCCGCTCAAGGTCTCGCTTGCGCTGCCAAAGGTAAACCTTTTCTCATCCAGCTTTTCCAGCGGGATCGAAAGCTTTGTACACAGCGCCACTTGGTTCAGCTCATGCGGCCACGACAGGATCTGCGCCCGCTTCATAAAGCCCAGCCGCATCACATCCACGCCCGCATCCCGCAGATCCAATGCACTGATCTCAAAGCTGTAATCCATTTTGAGTTTCAGCTCGTTCAGTTTTTCATTTGCAGCTTTCGTCAGGCTTTCCTTTGTCGAGGCTGTGCCATCCACCGCATAGCACCGTTCAATGGGGCCATAAATCGCTACGGACGTTGCGTCTTCCACTGTCACGGAGATCTTATCCGTGTGCGCAAAGATCCACCAGCCTTTTGTCTCATAACCGTAATACGTCACCCGGTTCACAATGTTGTAAGCCTTTACGTAATAGTCCAGATCCAGCAGGTTTTTGCCAAACTCGATGCACTGCGTCGTAAGTCCCAGCTCATCCTCTGTCCAATAGTAGTCCAGATAGCGGACGTATCCTCCGCCCATTATGCTTGGCTCTTTGCGGACATACAGTATTCCACCAACATTTCCCAGCAGAATATTTTTCAGCGCTTCCCACACCGTGGTGTACTGCGTGCCAGATTCCTTCAGGTTCACCTTTACGTTCTTGAGCTTGTCTGATATCTTTCCTTTCTTAAAGCTTTTCCATTTCTTATTATTGGCAGCCGCTATAATGGCCGAGAACAACTCGTAAGCTGTGTACTCCTTCGGCTCCAGCACAAGGCTGATGTCCTTCAAAAAGCCCAGCTCTCCCTCGCAGTACACCTTCTTTTCCATCTGGAAATTCTTGTCGATCTCGGCCAGGTATCCCATCCAGATCTCAACGCCGTCTTCCTCCACGCTCACCACTGTGCGCCGCGGGATCAGGCTGTTGTAAAAGCGGCTCGATACCGGCAACGTAAACTCAAAAGACCCAAGCTCGTTTTTCTCCATTTCAAGCTGTGGGTCTATAATAATATTATCCAGTTCATCATCCACGCAGGTCGGGTCATAGATGCATTCCCGGGTAGCCCATTTGTACGATAGGATTCCGCTAAGCCCCAAGCCGCCAAAAGCGCCTAAGACACCAAAGTCTATAATACTTCCTTCCGTCAATGTACCAGCATAAACGCGGTATCCACGCTGGTAGCTTTTGTAAAAGGTCTGCGTCCACTCGGTAGTTTTTGTGCCGTCATCTGCCGCGATCTTAATGGTATGGTATTTCTCTGCTGCCAGCTGCCCAAAAACCTTCTCGTCCAGTGTAAAGGTCTCCTGCTGCCCGTTCCGTGCATTAAATTGCCGCAACTGTATCCCGCTCACGTACTCAGTCACCTTCATGGTGTCGGCGTCTTCATCGTATACAGCATACGTAAGGCTGAACCCCTTGCGGCAGGAACCCAGCGTTCCGCCATCCGGAAACTCGCAGCTGATCTTCGGCGGGTGATTTTCTCTCAGTTCTCCGCCTGAACTTCCTGAGCCTCCCGAGCTACCTGAACCGCCTGTGCTGCCTGAACCTCCCGAACTGTCTGGCTCGGTCACCCGCATATCTCCTGATACGGTAAAGCAGGGTCTTGCCTTTGCGGTATAAGCAGAATCTGCATCCGGAAAGTCGCAATCTGATGCTCGAAAACCGTCTCTACTGGAATTGTAAACGATGCGCACCCGGGTGTACCACCAGTTGCTCATGTCGTCCCCGTCTTCTTTTTGGCTGTCTGCCACATCACGGGTCCATTCGTACGTCGAGCTTCCATCGGCGTCCAGCGCGTTCAATGCACTACTGTTCAGTCCGCCGGTGTACTCGGCTTCCGAAAGCACGAATATCTGGCTCTTTCCCTTGCCACGGTCTGTAAAATATCCCGAAGGGTAGCTCGTTGTCGTTATATGTCCCCGGATATCACTGTCAAACCTGCTCAGGTAGGTTCCGTTCAGCCACTCTTTCAGTGCACACTTGTCCCATTCCAGATCGGTCGTAGAATCCACAGAGCGTGCCCATGCCACCTGATCGCTCAAAACCGCCTTGCGCACCAGAAGGGTTCGTCCGGTTCCGTTCAGCCCTGATTGATAATTGTGGCACGCAACAACAAATTCCACTGCCGTGCCATTTTCATTCAGCTTGACCACGCTGCCCACAGGCTTTGTGGAAAGCGCTACACTTGCCATTGCTGCCCTCCTTATCTTCTCCGTTCGGCTCTCACGCCAAGCTGGCTGTCAATGTAGCCAACCGTCTTCCGGCCGTCCATCACTACCTTCATGCCGCGGATGCTCTCACCCACAGCGTCCATGTGGTCGCCAAGGCGGCTCACGGCATTCAGCAGCTCTGCGTCCCGTCCGGTTTGTGCGCCTGCACCGTTTCCATTTTGATTTCCGTATGCGCGGTCTGCGTCCTTTGCAAGCCGTGCCGTCAGGCTGCTGTCCAGCTCCATGTGTTTTTCCCCGGCAAATGCGCTGTTCACGTCCTCTGCACTGTCCCATACCTCGGTCAGGTCTACCACCGGCCGGATGGTCGGGTTATAGTCCCAGTCCTCGTTCAGCGCGTCCTCCATGCTCTGCGCAGCCGAAGCAGCAATGTCCACGGCGTTCTGGGTCATGGCAGTCACGGCATCGTCTACCTTGTCCTTCTTGGCGTTGATGCCCCATGCAAAGTTGATGTCAAGGTCAGCGCCGCTGTCCTTTTCCTTTTCTGCCAGCTCCTTGTCCACTTTGTCCACGCCGTTGTGCTTGTTCACCAGCGCCGCAATGCCTCCCAGCAGGGCAACGATCGCCACTGCTGCCAGAATAAATGGCCAGAACTCTGCCACAAAGCCCGCAACTGCTGTACCAATGCTGCCAATGCCGCCCGCGACTGCTTCCAGCACAGTAACCAGTCCGCCGCCTTGCGTTGCAGCTACAGCCATTTCGCCGCTCATCTCACCGATAGCCTGACCAACCTGTGCTCCTTGAGCCGCCTTGCCCACATTGCTGAACAGGTTTGTGATGGTTGGCAGTACCTTCGTCATCAGGTCTTTGCCCATGTCCGTCTGCAGAAAGTCGATCATAAAGTTCAGGCCGCTGGCCAGTGCGTTCGCCCAGTCGCCCTGCATCATGGCTACAATGGTGGAAACAAACTCCGTTCCCACCTCCATGCCGGTCTCGCTGAAGGCAGTCTTAAAGGCATCTGTCAGCTTGTTCTTCAGCTCGGGGTTATTGGCAAAGGCCTTGTCCATGGCGGTATTAAAGCCTTCCTTGAGCGGCGTCCAGTTCTTCTGGATGGCCTTCGCCAGCTTCAGGGTCACCTGTTTGCCGGTGTCCCCAAGGTTCAGCGCGTCCGCAAGGTTTTCTGCAAAGCCGAGGAAGGCCGTCTGCGATTCCAGCTTGTCCTGCTCGTACTGCTTACGGTCTGCCTCCGAGATGCCTTCCATATCCAGCTTCTTCTGGATCTCCTCAGTCTGCTGCATCTGGTAGTTCAGGTTCTTTACAGCATCCACCGCAGCAAGGATCGATGCCGTCGTGCCCTGATACCGTGCCTTCCGTGCCTGCTTGCTGTCCTTGCCGTAGGTCTCTACGGCCTCCCGGTAAGCATCTGCCCGGGCACTCAGGTCACCATCATCGTACACCTTCTGCAGCATCTCCATCTGGCTGGAAGCACGCTTCTGTGCCGTTTCGATCTGGCTGATGCGCTCCTCGATCTCTGCCAGCTGCTGCTTTGCGATCTTGTTTTCCAGCTCCACGCGTTCGGTCTGCGCATCCAGCAGTTCGTTGTACGCCTGAATGGTCAGCTGGTTGTCCTTGCCAAGTTTTTCTTTCAATACATCGTACTGCTCTTGCGCATTGGCTTCCTGCTTCTGCCGTACGGCAAGTTCCTCGGTCATGTACTCAGTCTCACGCCGGATCTTATCCATCTGGGTCGCACTGTTTTCGTTTTCGGCGCTCCACAGGTTGTACTGCTTCTCCAAGGTGTCAAGGTTCGTGTCGTACCGCTTCGCCACTTCCTCAAACAGGTCGGTGTACTGCTCGGCCTTCAGCTCCGCAAGGCTGGTCTTTTCCTCCAGCAGCTCGTTGTAGGCACTCTTTGTTTCGGCCTTTTCTGCGCCCCATTTTGAAAACAGCGCATCGTACTTTGCCTGTGCAATGCTCACCCGCTCGGTCTGTGCAGTAATGGTGTCCGCTGCGTGGGCAGCCTTCTTGGCCATCAGCTCGTCATTGCTGGCAGTGTACTGGTTTTCGGCCTGCCACAGCGCGTACTCCCGGTCAATGATACTCTGTGCGGTCTTGTTGGCTTCCAGCCGGGTCTTGTATGCCTCCTCGATCTGCTCTGCAAGGGTCTTCTTCGTGCCGGAAGATTTGCCCTTACCGCTTCCGCCGCCGGTAGGATCAGCTGTCGGATCGGGTATCTTTTCGGCAATGTCGCCGAGCAGGTCTTTCCAGCTTTCCCCGCTGGTTCCGTCATATTTTTTTATTTCGTTACTGTACCAGGAATTAAACCATTTTTCTCGATCAGCAGCCGATCCGCTATGAACATTGCTTTGATTAGATGCACCACCTATTCCCGAAACGAAGCTTTCCATTCCACTTATATTGAAGCCAACGCCATTCAGTATATCCTTGAATTCTTTCGGCAACCTAGATAAGAATCCCTCCATAAACCGGCTTGCCGCGCTCTTGCCGCCTTCCTCCGAGATGTCGCCCGCTTCATCCATGGTATTTTGAACAGCCGTGTCGGTGCTATCCGTCAGCTGTTCTTCTTTTCCCTCCAGTGCGTTCCCGGCCTCGTCCAGCATCTCGGTGCTCGCTGCTCCCTTTGCCGCACAGGTGCGCATGACCGCCGCTGTACCGCTCAGCTTTCCAGTCGTCTGCGCTGCAGCACTGCCAAGGTCGTTCACAGCCCCTGCTGTCTGTTCCGTGGCGGTCTTACCGTCAAGCATCGCCTTGGCCTGCTCTGCGGTCATGGTATACACCCTGCCGCTGTCATCCGCCACTTGGATCATGCCGTCTGCCAGTTCCTTGCTACTCTTGGCACTCATCGCCATTGCGGTTGCGCTCTTTTTCATGTTCGTGGCCGAAACCCCGGTGGCATCTGCTGCGTTCTTGGTGTTTTCGGCAGTTGTCTTTGTATCGGTATCATCTTTGTATATCACGTCAAAGCCAAGCAATTCGAGAATCTTGCCCATGATTCGAGTGCCGTGTTTCTTATCAAAGTCATTGATAGCGTTCGCGGTGTTCTCGCCCGCCTTTGCTGAGCGTCCATTCATGTTTAAATCAAACATACCAAATGGATTCCAGTTCTCAAACGCTGCTGCTCCAGAGGATAGCCATGAACTAATTAAATCAAACAGCGAATGATTTGCAAACCAGTCATTTAGATCGACCCACATCTGGTCCAATCCACCTTGTAAGCTTAAATCAGCAGCTCCTGTCAACCATGCCAAGTAGAATATGATAACTTTAGTGAGTGTCACCGCCAACGCAAATATTGCTTTTCCAATCGGTTCGGCACAGGCAACAATCGCATTGCAAAGACCAGATACGATCGTAATCAATGCCTTCTCGATGTCCGGACCTGCTTCGATGATTGCCTGACAAAGCGGGTCAATCAAGGAAGAGAACAGCGCAAGGATCGCAAATGCTGCCGATAGTTTTAGCGCACCGCCTGCAAATGTGCTGAAGGCTTTTCCAAGGTTTATAAGGCAAGCCGAGACTATGATCATACCAGCAGCAACCGGCGTGATGGCTCCAATTGCAAACATACCGATCATCATTCCAATGATGCCAATTACGCCAGCCAAAGCTTCGCCCGCTGTCAATGTTGCCAAGCCTTTAAATGCAGGGGTTAAGATCAGCAGTGCGCCAGCCAGCATCAGACACGCTCCCGCCACCCCAACCAGACCCGGTGTTGCCGCAGGAAGCAGTGCCGCAGCGCCAACCAAACCAAATAGAGCGGCTCCCAGCGCGATCAGACCCTTTGCGAGGTCTGCAACACCAATTTCTGCGATCATGTTCAGCGCCACGGCCAGTTCGATCAGTGCAAATCCCATTGCCGCCACCGCCGCAGCTGCGCCCATATTCTCTATGGCACTCTTGCCCAGAATATAGATCGCACCCGCCATCACGATCAGCATGGTCGCCATGGATGCCATTCCAGCACCGCTTTCGTCCATTGCAATGGCTTCATTCATCATCTTCAGTGCCTGCGCCAGAACCACCAGCGAAGCGCTTGCGATCAGCATCGCTTCAGCACCCTTGCGCATCTTCTTGGCTTTTCCCCCAAGGCGGCTCAAAGCACCGATCACGCCTGCCATCACGACCAGTGAACCCGTGGCAGCCCACATGGCATTGTCCAGATTTTCAATGCCCGCAAACATCTTCACGGCAACAGCCATTCCGGCAAGTGCCGTTGCTACGACCAGCAAGCTGGAAATGCCGTTTGTGATCCCGCTCAGTTTATTCTTGCTTGCTGCCTGCAGCGTGTTGTTCCAATGGTTCAGTGCCGCAAAGACACCAACCACGATACCCATCGCCACGCTGATGGCGATCATAGCGCCGTAGCCGTCCTGCAGCTTCTTCTCATCGATGGAAGAAAGCAGATACAGTGCACCTGCCATCTCCACCATAGCGGTTGCCACAACAATGTAAGACGAAATGCCTTTAAACGCATCCATCATTTTGAGTTTGGACGATGCCCTCAGTTTGTTCGTCAACAGGTTGAATCCGCCAACGACGCCTACCATAATAGACAATGCAGCTGCAATACTGAATAGCGCCCCAACCACATTGTTCATCTGCTTCTCGTTGAAGTATTTGAACATCTTCATGGCGCTCGCCAGATTTTTCACTGTGGAGCCTAACGCAAGCATTCCGATGCTGACAGCTACCATGCTGGCCATGATCTTTGCACTGTCCAGCCCGGAAACATCGCTCTTCGCCAGCACCTTCATGGCTGCCACTAACCCGATCAGGGTCGCTACTACCATGCCCAGCGCAATAGCTGCCTGCTTCGGGTCTTCAATTTTGCTCAGCATATAAATGGATGCACTGATGGCTCCAATCGCAATACTGATACCCTTTGCAATGTTAACAAAGTTATTGGTCGTATGCTGCTTTGTCCATGTATCCACGGCATTCTTCATGCTGTTCAGCAAGTCTGTCACGGGGTTCGAAAGCAGCTTTGCCGTAGCATCCGTTACACTCTTGATCGCTTTCTGCATTCCCTTCAACGCAGTAGCTACTGCCCAGATCGCCAGTGCCAGCAAACCCACGTCGATCAGCGCCAGAAGCCGGTAGACGTCCACATCATTAAGGTCAAAGAACTCTTTCACTGCCGAAAGACCTGCTTTGCAGGCGTCTGCTACATTGTAGAATGCGGTCTGCACACTGCCTGCAAATTCCTTCATGGCCGCGCCCGCTTTCTCCGGCAGGCTCACCACGGTGTCCCGTACCTGCTCCAGCGTCTCAAGGTGCTTGTCCTTAAAGTCGCCGACATTCTTGCCCGCATCCTGAAATGCGCCGAATGCCTTGCCGATCAATGCCCCCACGCCGTCAAAGGCGGCAAAGAACACTCCGCCCAGCAGCTTCACCGCACTGCCCAGCGCCCCGCTGATGCTGATTCCCTTCAGCCCAAAGTTCTGGAATACGGTACTCACGGCGTTTACAATGCTGCTAAAAGTCTTGAACTGTCCCTTTGCCTCTTCCACCGTGCCGCCATGGATCAGCGTACGCAGCAGCCCGAAAATATCCTTCACCGGCTGCAAAAGCTTGCCAAAGGCCACCGCCAGTGCATTGATCACGTCGTCGATGCTCTCGGCATTGTTAAGGCTCTCGTTCAGGGTGGTAAAAATATCACCAAAGGCTGCCCCTGCCCGCAAAAGCAGGTCGCCCAGCGGCTCCAGTGCATTCACAAGCTTTCCGATCACCGCCAAAGCAATGCGCCCCGTTACCCGGATGGCCTTTCCGCCCACGCTCAGTACGCTGAATAAGCCTTTGAACAACTTCGTCAGGTTCTCCATGGTGCCTTCGTTCAGCACCAGTTTGCTCGTCAGATTGTCAAACCCTTCCAGCAAACTATACAACGGGCCGCCGTCCGTGTGGAACACTTCGTCAAATCCGTCCCGGATAGGCCCCAGCACACTGTTGATGCCCTTCAGGATGTTCAGGATGCCGTTGAAAAAGTGCTCCCGTCCGCTCATCCTGCCCATCTTGGCGGCATAGCTGTCAAGGCTCACTTCGCCATTTTGAATTGCCTCGGCCATTTCCCGGTAGGCTTCGATCGTCTTGTTCAGGGTCTCCCGGCTCACGCCCTGCGCAGCCAGTTCCGCGTCACTCATCTTCGCCGCTTCTTCGTATCCCGCAAGGCTCGCCTGCACCCGCTCATACAGGTCATCCGCGGTCACCCCTGCGCTCTCCAGCGCCTTCTGAAAACTGCCTGCGTCCTCGATCTGCTGCTCTGTCAGCTTGCCGCTTGCAATCAGACTGCGGCGCAGCTGGTTCGTAAACGCATCGCCCACGTCTCCCAGCGCCGTCTCGTCCAGCAGCTGGTCCATGCCGCCGTTGAATGCCTTCTTCAGCCAGCTGTTGCGTCCGCCCATACCGCCTGCAAAAATATCCCAGAACTGCTCTGCAAGCCCGCTCCAGAAGGTCTTTGCCTCCTCGTAGTTGCCAAACAGAATGTCAAAGGTCTGCATCCAACCAGAGCTCACGGCATCCTTTGTGGCGTCCACCGCCTCGCTGAAGCTTTTCGCCTCCTGTGCCGCCTTAAAGGCCTTCACGGTCACTTCGTCGTACTGGTCAGCAAGCGCTTCAATGGCATTCGCTGCCTGATAGTTGTATTTCTCCGGGTGTGCCTTCATTTCGGCGTTCACCGCCTCGGCAAACTCAGCGTACTTGCCAAAGGCCTGTTCCATTACCTCGCGGTCGGCCCACTTCTTTTGCAGCGTGCTGCCAAAGGTGCCGGTGGTCACTTCGCCTTCCTTCAGCTTGCCCAGCTCCACCGCAGTATCGATGATCAGCTGCTTCAGCTGCTGGCTGCCTGCACCTGCCTGCTCCACGCTCTTCCAGTCGATCAGCTGGATGGCACCGGTGCCGTAACTCTGCGCAAGGTTATATACCACCCGCTGGAACTCTGCCGCGCCCTTGCCTGCATAGGCCGTGGCGTTTGCCATACCCATGATCATCGGGATCATCTTCTCGATGTCGCCGCCCGCTGCGGTCAGGGTGGAAAGGGCGCTGGTCATGTCCGTAAAGCCGTAGCTGGTTTCGTCCGAAAACCACATCAGCTTCTCCAGATACTGGTTCACCTTGGTAATGCTCTTGCCGGTCGCGTTCATGATGGTCTGTACGCTGGCGGTCTTCTGGGCATACTTGGTCCAGCCGCTGGTCACCTGATCAATGGAAAGGCTCTTTGCAAGCTTTGTGCCCGCATCAATGGCCTTGTCTGTAATCTTCACCAGCGCTGTCATGCCGATCACTTCCAGCGCCGAGAACTTTCCCGTCAGCGTTTCCAACGCGGTCGTCATCCGGTCAAAGTCCACCTTTTCGCTGGCTTTCTCCACCTCGGCAAAGCCCTTTTCCGCGCCCTCAAATTTCAGGCTCTCGTTCAGCGCGTTCAGGCTGTTGATGCTCTGCTGTACGTTCTTTTCAAACTTCGCGTTGTCAAACCGCATCTCTACAACGCGCTGGTCTACTTCCTGGCTCATGCCTTTCTTACCTCCCTCCACAGTTCTGCGGCAATTTCATCAAACAGCGGCTTCATTACCGGGTTGATGTAGTCCGTCCCCTGCACGTAACCGCCGTTCCGGGTGCCGTGCCCGTATTGCAGGATCACCGCAATGGGCACACCGTCCACGATGTTGGCGTTTTTCCAGCACAGCGTCGCCCCATTCTCGTCCATTTTGATTTCATAGCTCCAGCTTGCCGCCGTCTTTCCCGTTGCCTTCGGGGTCGCGGTCGCCAGTGCTTCTACGCCCCTCTGCCCGTATTTCTCCAGAATGCCGCGCACGTTCCGGCTGCGCACTCTGGTCATAAAGGTCAGGCTTTTCTTAAAGTCGCCGTGCTGTGCAAAGCTGATCACCCGGCTCATGCTGCTCACCCCTTCGTGTGGTACTTTGCCCTGCGGGCGTTGTTCAGCGCATCCCGCTGCATCATCTCTTCCCGCTTGGTCATCTTCTGCTTCGGGCTGTTTTCCTCGCCGCATACCCGCAAAAGGGTCAAAAGCCGGTTCAAATGCCACTTTTCGCAGCTGAACGGGATGCCGTAGCTTGCCATTGCGCAGTAGAACAGCTCTGCGGTCTGCACCCGTCCGCGTCCGCGGCCCTTCTTTTTGTCGTTGAACCAGGAAGCGGTCATCGGGTCTTCCATATATGTTTTAATGTCAGCCATGTTCTGCCGCGTAAGCCGGGTATATACCTTCGGGTCTACCCCTTGGGTCACGGTCATGCACCGGATGTAATCCAGCATCTCCTCCCGTGTTTTCGGCTTTCTCGTATCCAGCCATGGCTTGTGCCATTTGCTTTCCCATTTGGACAGGGAGAGCAGGCTGTGCTCCAGCCGCAGCAGAGTCGGCTTTTCGTATACGAATTGGTTTGTCCGTTCGTCCCAGTCCTCTCTGCCCGGTACTATGATCTCCAGCATCCTGCTGCCCTCCCTGTATGTTTCAAATGTGTTCGTTGTATAACGAAAAAATAAAAGGCTACCCGTTTTTTACGCGGATAGCCTTCTTGTACTGCCTTCTAAGCAAAGCTTGCGAAGAAGGTCTTATTCATCAGCCCAGCGTCAGTGCGGGGGCTGCGTTCGCGGTTGCTGCCATCTGCATGGCGGGGTTTGCCTTGGGCTGTACCTGCGGGATCACGCCGTTCACAAAGTCTGCGGCGGCGTTCTCATCGGTAAACAGCCTCATGTACAGCTCGTCGTACACCGGGCTTGCCTCAAACTCGGCGCGGATCTCGTCGTTCTTCATGAACAGGCGGCCGTCCGCACTCTTCTTGCCGTAGCTCTTCAGCAGGATCTCTTTGAACAGCTTCTCCAGTTCCGGCTGGCTCTTGGCGTTGATGATGCTGTTGATCTTCTCGTCCATGCCGCCCTCGGTGGTCAGATGCATCTCCATCAGCTCACTGCGGGTCAGGTTGAAGTAAAAGTCCTCGGTGCGCTCCACGCCATTGTAGTCGGTGTAGGTAACAGTTTTCTTCAGCATAATAGATCTCTCCTTTTTATTTTGAATTTATCGCTTAGCCTGCCTTCAGCAGGGTAATGAGCTCGTCCGGGGTGGGCAGAGTGGGGGTGCCGGTGGTGTCGTCGCCGTACAGTTTTGCCTCCACCTTCTTCATCGTGTCCTTGCTCACCACGGTGCTGTCGATCTCCATCACGGCAGAGGGCTTGTAGCCGGTCACGTTGGTGGGTACAGTGCCGCACTCCCAGCTGAAGGTCATTGCATCCGGGCTCTCGTTCACAGTCTCGTGGCTGCGCTCGCTGGGCTGTGCGGTGGCGTTCCACACAACATGGATCACATAGCCTGCATCCGGGTCCTGATCGCTGCCGATCTTGGTCTGCCAGCTAAAGCCAAAGGGAATGCGCTTCTGCTGGCCAAGGGTCACGCCCTTCACCACCTCAGCCGAGCCGTCGCACTGCTTCCACTCGTCAGGGTAGTAATAGGCCTCCACGGTAAAGCCGTAGTCCTCACCGGAGATCAGGCGGGCGTACTTGCCATTATCGGCCCACAGGTCAGTGGGCTCTGCGCCGCTGGGGCTCTCGGTCACGCCGGTCAGGCCGTTCCATGCCACGCCGGTGCCGTACTTGCCGCTCTCACCGTTCTTCGGGTAAAGCACGCCGTTGGAAACGCCCATCGTAAACTTGCGGGCACCGTCTGCATCCCATACCAGTCTTGCCATAAGTTTCATCCTCCTTCATAAAGGCGTCAGTACCATACGCTGAATACGTCATGGTATAAGTTGTCGGAAACAAAATTGCGGTCATGGGCAGCTCGTTCAAGCATGCTCATGGCCGCAGTCATTTCACTGTCCGGTTTCGTATCGATCACAGTCACAGAATAATGGAAGGTCTGCCGGTATACGCGGTCGTCAGCCTTCGGGCTGCGGATCTTTTCCAGCTTGTAGCAGATACAAGGGTATTTCATCCGCAGGTTTGCAGGCGGCTGGTAGTACACGTTTTCACTGCCGCACCGCTGTTTCACAATGCTGCGCAAAAAAGCATCCAGCCCGGAGCGTCTTTCGCTCAGTTTAGTTGCCATGCCATAACCCTCCCAGCGTCAGAACAAGTCGCGGATACTCCACGCTTACATCTGTCACCTTCCACTTTCCGCCGTAAAGCGTTGCGTACCGGATATTGCAAAAGTGCTCCTGAACATACGGGTCGGCAAGGACGCTCAGCGTGTTCGCAAGGGAAATATCGTCGTTCACCTTGTCGCCGGACTGTAACCTGCGCGTGTTCCGCATAAGGTCGCCGTAACAGTCACGCTCTGTTACAACTTCCGAGTAAACACTCGGCTCTGTCTCCTGGGTCTCGATAAAGCCCAGCTTTCCAAACCACTTGCTCATAGCGCTTTCACTCCATTTTTGATTTTTGGGGCACTCACGCCAGGACATCCTCATCCAAGATGAACTCGTCCAGCGCAGCGTCGCCCCTTCATGCCGGGTCGCTGGCGGTCCACGCCTGGGTCTTCACGGTCTCGCCTGCGGTCACAGTCACAACGCCGGTGGTGCCAAAGGCGACGGGCAGCAGGTAGTTTGCACCCTCCACAACGATCAGGCGGCCCTTCTTGAAAGCGTCCTCGATCTCTTCCTTGGTCACAGTCTCCTTGAAAGCAGCGTCAGCGTACAGCTTGTGGTCTGCGGTCTTGCCGTAGGCCATGTAGTTTGCAACGTGCAGGTCCTTGCCCTGCTCATAGAACTTGTACAGCATTTTGCATATCCTCCTTATCAGGCAACCTTGTACTCAATGGCCATTGCACCGAACGGAGTGGTCATGGCACCGGAGCAGCGGGTCTCGATCAGGTACTTCTGCTGGTTGTAGTCGATGTCGAAATCATCGAACATATTCACAGCGCCGCCCTTGTCTGCGCCAACGGTGTAGTCGGACAGGTTCACGATCAGACCAATGAACTCGCCGCCCAGCTTGCCCTTCATGCCTTCCATCTGCGGCACAGTCACGATCTCCTTCACGCGCAGCGCCTGTGCCACCTCGGCCTCGTTCTTGTACAGGCGGTGACCGATCTTGTCCTTGAGCAGCAGCAGGTCGGTCAGGGTATCCTCGGTGGTGTAGAAGGTCGGGTTGCCTGCGCCCTTGTAGTTCTTGCGGGCCTTCAGCACAGCGGTCATCATCTTGTCCAGCTTCGTGGCAGTGTCGTCACCGGCAGCGGTCTCCACCTGCACCTTGATGGTAAACAGGTCGTCATCGTTGTAGATGGGACGGATGTTGCCCTCGTTGATCTTGTCGTCGCTGGAGGAAAGGCGGCCGTCACCGATCAGGTAAGAGCGGGCCAGCTCCTCGTTCAGCTTCACGCGCATCTCCTGCTTCAGCCATGCGATCACGTCAAAGCCGGTAATGTCCGCCACATCGTCGCGGTCCATCTTCTGCTTCTTGTAAACGGTGGTGGGGGTGGTGGAGCGCTTCAGCAGGCTGAATACCTGCTCCTTCTTGAAGTTGCCCTTGATGTAACCCTTGGCGCGGGCATCCTCTTCGGTCAGGTCGGCAGCCATGCTCTTCACGCGGCTGAAGGGGATGTGGTGCACGCCGCTCATCACCTTGCTTACCCAGCTCTGGTCGCGGTCGATGATGCGGGGCGGGGTGTCCAGCAGGTGATCCTCAGGGAACAGCCACTCCACGTCCTCAATGCCGTGGGCGATAAATGCGTCCTTCATGCTGCCGCAGCTCTTGCCGTCCGCAATGGCGGCGTTGATCTCGTCCATGCTGTGGCGCAGCACGCCCTGCTCGGGATCGTTGTCGAAAACGTTGTGCTTCATGTCGTCCTCCTCGTCTTCGTAGTCCTCATCGTCCTCATAGTCGTCCTCGTCGTAGTCCTCATCGTCCTCATCGGGGTCATTCTCCTCGTCAAGGCCGTCCTTCGCCATGCCTACCAGTGCACAGCAGCATTCCTGCTGTTCGGGGGTCATGCTGTTGTACACTTCTTCCAGCGTCTTACCGCCTGCTTTCGCCATATCGTCATCCTCCTCGTTCAAAGGGTTGTCGTCGGGGTCCAGCCCGTGCTTCAGGCTGATACCGCCATCGGTATAGATAAAGGCCTCGCCGCCTTCACCATCGTTGTCTGCGCCATGCGCCACGATCTCGTCGATCAGTGCCCCGGGGTTGCACCCGGCCAATACCAGGCTCAGCTCCCGGATCACACCATGCATCACCGTCTGCCCGGCCTTCTGCAGACCGTTTGCAAAAATGGACATGGCATCAATGTCGCCGCAGCGCACCGCCTCCAGTGCCGTCTGGCCGCTGGGGGTGTCGTTCAGCTTGACGTATGCATATACGCCGTCCTTCCGGTTCTGCAGCAAAGCGTGCCCCAGCACATACTCCGGGCCGGAGTGGTTGTGGTTCCACACCACAGGTACCTTCTTGCCGTTGTCGCCCTTAAAGGCGTTCGGTGCAATGGTCAGCCCGTCGTAGCACTTCGTGTTTGCCTTGGTCGCATAGCCGGAAAAATCGTAGTCAAAATTCAACGCCATTTTGATTTTTCCCTTTATCCTTTCTCCTTTGCCAGCAGCCGGTCTACTGTTTCCTTTCCGCCAGCCATAGCGGTGTTCTGTATCTCATCCGGGCTCTGGTTCAGGTTCTTATTGCTCAACTCGTCTGCCCGCGGGTCTTTGCTCGGCTTCAGTCCGATCACCTGCCGGAACTCGTTGGAGCTCATGATCTCGTTGCGGGTAAACTTGTCCGCCATCTCTGCCACCGTGCCAATGGGTGCCAGCTTGAACGGATCTCGGAAGAACAGGATGCTCTGCCCCTGGCTGCGTGCAGTTCTGGTCAGAAATTTCCGTTTCATCTCGTCCGTGATCGCGCTTACAATGGGCTCCACGATGCGGTTGTAGTAGTTGGTCATCGCTGCCTCGTCTGCAGTACCGTTCATGATCTCAAGGGTAATACCCAACTGACTGTAAAACATGTTCGTCAGGTATTCGATCTGCTTCAGAAGGTTGTTTTCAAGGCTGCGGTTCAACTGCGTCACCCGCTCGGTGCCGTCTGTCCACGCAATTCCGTATTTCGAATCACGGAGCTGTTCTTCTATCTCCTGTCTGCGCCGGTTGGCCTGTTCCCGCCGCGCATCACTCTTCACCACGTACGGCAGCTGGATCAGCAGGTCAAGCTTTCCGGCTCCGGCCTGCTCGTCCACCACATCCAGAAGGCTCAGCTTTCGGATCAGGCGCTGCATCGTGCTGTTCGGTTCGTTCATGATGGCGTAAAACGGGTTTTCGATCAGCGCCACCGTCTTTTTCGGCAGCACCAGCTCCTCTTTCTGGCCGGTCTTGTCGTTGTAAAGCCGCACCCGCACGTGTTCCGGGTACCACTCCAGCACCTTTCCCACCCGCATGGAGTAAATGCGGTAGCTGCTGCTCATGCTCGGGTCGTAATCGGTCTCCACAGGTACTACTGCCACAACGCCCTCGTCCAGCATACTCATTACAATGTCCTGCACGAGCCCTCGCCCTGTCTGGTCAAGGTTTGCTTCCAGGTTCAGACAAGCATTAAGGCCCGAATCGATGACCGAATCAAACCGGCCATTGTCATCGAGCCTTACGTGCTGTATCGTAATTGCGCTGCAATCCATGGAAATGCGGTTGTATACGCTGGTCACAAAAGTGCGTTCGTTGCCTCTCGTCAGCCGCACCCGGTCAGGGCGGTAGCTGTATCCGCCAAAGTTCGGGGGAGCATCGCGGTTCAGAAAAGCGTTCCAGGCGTGCTTCAGCCGGGAACCAAGATCCATTTCCATTTTGATTTTTCCTCCCGCCGTCAGTCGTCCTTCTTCTTTTCTTCCTTATCAAGGCTGCCCTTGCCCACGGCGTTTGCCAGATCAGGGTTATTGAACAGCGTCTTTACGGTCTGTTTGCCCATATACAGCATCGCGCCGGTAGCCATCGTGGTCAAAGCCTTCTTGCCTGCATCGCTCAGCACGCTGCCCACAAAGGTCTGCCCGCTGTTGATCTCCTTCTTCAGGTTCTTCACGTCCCGCTGCAATTGCAGCCGCTCCCGCTGCAGCTTCAGTTCCTTGTTGGGGTCGTCCTCCCGCACGTTTGTCTGCCCGGCCAGATCCCGGTACTGCTTTTCCATCTGCATCCGGTTGATCTGGGCGCGCAGCTCGTCATCGGTATAGTCGCCGGCGATCTTCTTCGGCGCTTTCGGGGCGTAATTGGGCTTTTCCTCCCCTTCGCCGCCCTCTGCGCTGTAGCGCTTTTTACCGGCCGGGGTCAGGCTGCCGTCCGGGTTCTGGAACCGGCGCACGCCCCACTTCATACCCTTGATGCCCCAGTGGTAAAGTTCTTCGTCCCGTACCATGCCATCCCTCCTCGTTCTCAGCGGCCGCGCTTGATGGTGGGCTGGTAATACGGGCGCTGGCGGATGTTATCCATAATGCGCTTCTGCCCGGCGCGCTTCTGCTTCAGCATTTCGCGCTTCTGGCGGCGGTACCGCTTTGCGTCCATCTTCACCTTCTGGGCGCGGACGCTCTCCTGTGCACGCTTGCGGCGGTAGGCTACGGCGTCCTTATGCACCTTTTCACGGATGGCTTCCTGCACGCGGGTGTTATGCTTGTCACCGCGGTTCTTCACCTGCTCAGCCTTTTCGTTTCTCTTCCACCGCTCGCGGTCCATCGTATGCTGCTGCGCAATACGGTTGGCCTTAATGCGTTCGCGCTTCTGCTTGCGGTAGCGCTTCTGCTTGCGGTAGCGCTTTGCATCCATCTGCACCTTCTGGGCGCGGACGCTGGTGCGGGCGCGGTCTCTGTCCATAGCGCTCTTCTGCTCAGCAACGCTCTCCCGTGCCAGCTTGCGCTTACGGGCAACGTCCATCTTTCGCTTCAGCTCGTTCCGGGCATCGTTCTTTTCCTGTCTACGCTGCTTGCGGTACGCTTTAGCGTCCATTTTGATTTTCTCTGCGCGGACGCTGGTGCGGGCGCGGTCTCTGTCCATAGCGCTCTTCTGCTGCTCTACCGAGTTACGTGCCTCGGCAGCTTTACGCTTGCGGCTCGTGTTCTTCGGCCACACAATGGCGCTCTTGCTGGTGCCGTTCTCGGCATAAGTATCCCGGCCGGGCGTACCCTTGTTCTGCTTGTAGGCAGAGTATTCATCGGCAGTATAGAAGTAACGGTATACGTTCTTGCCGTTCTTGTTGCCGATCAGTTCGCGCGCATAGTACCGGTGTCCGCGCCGTTCGCTGCCCTGACCGTGCGCAAGGTATTCCCAGTAATCCATTCTTTCTACCCCTTTCTGCGTTTTACGCAATTTACTTTTTATTCCTGTGGTGCTATAATTTTTGTGTATGAATCCCTTGTGAGGAAAGGAATTTTGTTATGGAAACGAATGCACAAAAAAGCCGTAAGCATCCGCTCAAAGTTTTTCTCGTTATCTGTGCCGTCATTTTCGCTATATGGATTGCTTTTACAGCCCTTAAAACGTCATCTTTTGCAAAATCTTTCCGTGGACAGTTCATAGCCGTTGCTTCTGATTTTTCTCAAGCCTACACTTATACGTCTGGAAACAATACTTATTACTTGCTATTTGCATCAAACGTCAACGTTGTCTGTCTCACCTCATCCAAATCAGGCAATGCGGGGTTAGCATCCTATCAGGGAGCAAGTCTTGCAGATGGTCTTGATTCTGTCTTTTACTATTCTGGCGGAACCTGTCATCGAAATTTCAAGTATCAGGATTCCACGAACGATTCTGTTCTGCTCGTTACCGAAACTTCCGGCGGTAGCCTACCCGAAGTTCACTGTTTTGAGAAGACAGATTTGGAAACCGCTAAAACCGCTCTTGATGAAATGCGTACTATCTACGACGTTTCAAAGCCATAATTTTGAAAGGAGCGTTCTATGACAGTCGTTTGTCCAAACTGTGGCAACGAAATTACTGCGCCAAAGCGCAAAAAGAAGTCCGTAAAATGTCCTTACTGTGATATGGGTGGCTTGGAATTAGGCCTTGACTACTTTGACGAAGAAGATAATCCTCGGCAGTTTTCTCTGATAAATTTTGCTACGGAGCACCCCAAAACAACACGAGCAGCTTTAATTGGATTGGCGACAGCAGCTCGCACACTTGCATGGTGGATGGAAAATAAGGAACTATTTGCTGACGAAGTTCCGTCAGAATCCGCTCCGATAGTAAGTACCAGCAGAAATGCTATTCCTGAAGAAACCACTCAAGTCGTAGAACCAGCGCAGGAAAGCACGCCACCTCTGTTAGATCCTTCTGATTATGATTCCGTTCTTAGAAAACATAACTTGAGTTTTCGAAATTTAGGCGAGAGTCGCTTCCGGTCTCAAGAAAAGGAAAAACAGGTAATCGCTCTCGGAATGAAAGGACTTGACCCGCATATAACTGTGGTAAACAGCTTCGATCAACATCATAAAGTGAAAAAGCAGTAAACCTGATTACTCAAACGCATCCCTGTTCAACTTATAAGCTACATACGCATCCATCATAGCGGCAACCGCATCGATCTTCTGATCATACCTCTGTTTCAGAAGCTTGCGGTTGCCGTTTGTGTCTTCCAGCGTTATGCAGTTGCCCATGGCAAATTGCATCAGCTGCTCGTCAAACAGCAGCTTCCGCTGTTCGCTCAGCTTCTTCAGCTCGCCCAGCGGTACGCTCTCGGTCTTAGCGCCCTGGATCACCTTTTCAATGCCGTAATCGCCGTTTTCCCGCGCCCAGCGCTCCACAAAGTCCTTGGCGTTGTAGGGGTCGTACCCAAAACAGCGGACGTCATACCCCACGTTCTCGATAAAGCTGTCCAGATCGTCGTACACTTCCATCATGTCTAGCACAGTGCCTTCCATTACCACCAGTGTCCCCTCCCGCATAAACTCGTCGTACTTCTGCCGCATCGCCATCGGCAGCTTGGAAAGGGTGTAGCTGGTAATGTAGTCCCGCGTCTTTACACCAAAATATCCGTGCTCCAGCGGAAACAAAAAGGTAAACGCGCAAAAGTCGTCACCTTGGCTAAGGTCTGCCCCCAGCGCGCACGGCATCTGCCAGAAGCTCCGGTGCCGGTGCGGCAGCGTCTCTTCATAAGGGAAAAAGTAGGTGTAACCCTCCATCGGTATGCCAAAGCGCTTGGCAAGGATGTCGTTCCGGCTTGCCGGCGCTTTCTCGGCGCGCTCCACGTCCAGCTGGTAGGTCTCGTAGCTTACGGTAATACCAAGGTTCGGGTTTGCCTTCAGCCACATAGAAGGGTCGTTCACCTCGTCTATGCTGTCCAGCTTGTAGTACCAAATGGAAACGTGCGGGTTCACGTATTCCCCGCGCAGGATGCTCATCAACTCCATTTTAATGGTGTCGCCGCAGCCGTTGCGTACCGTACCCTCACTGCTCGTAGCAAGGATCAGGTAGTCGTTCACCTTGCTGGAGCCCTGCTCAATTGCGCCAATGGGGTCTTCCCGGATATCGCAGCTCAGCCATTCGTCTACCGTGGCCACCTTGTCGCGCCGTCCCTGCAGCTTGTCAATGGTCATGGGGCGTATCTCTACCAGACTGTTGGTCAGAAAGTTTTCAATGCCCTTCTTCGTACTGGCAAGCTTCGTCCGCCCTGCCTTGGAGCCGGTGGTGTTCTGTAGGCTGCCTTCCGTCATAAAACGGTAAAGAGGTCCTCTCGCCCGTGCAATCGCTGTGCGCATGGGAGAAAGGACCTCTTCTGCCTGTTTCATAGTGGGTGCTGTGGTCAGCTGCTGGGTCGTCGCAGGGTCTACCGTCAGGAAAAACTGCTGCACGCAGCTGTCGTACATACTCTTGGCTGCACCACGCGCCACGATCAGGTACTGCTTTCGCACCAGCCGGTGCTTGATGCGCTTTTGCACATAACGCCCGCCATGCCCGTCCGGGTTCGGCTTGTATACCGTGCGCTCCTCAAAGTAGTACCAGCCGAATATCTCTTCTGCCCACAGCTTAAAGGTCTCCAGCAGCTTCAGGTCGCTGCCGTCGGTCAGTGTCAGTTCCTTCTCACAGAACTGTACAAAGCCGTCCATCGCTTTGTCGTCATAGTAGATGCCCGGGTTTCGGATCAGGTCGTCGATCCGGTTCATCTCCATGCTGATCTCTTTGCATACAGGGATCTCGCCCCGCATCACGGCCTCCCGGAACCGGCCGTAGTATTTCGGCGTAGCCGTGTTCGAGAGTGCCATTTTGATTTTTACTCCTTGTTACAGCCGCTTCAGCAACGCTGCGATAGGCTCCATGTAAAACCGCTCGTATCCGGCCTTGTTTGGGTGCGTGCCGTCGCTGGTGTACTTGTCCCTCAGCACGCTTATGCCATGGCCGCCCATAGGCGGGGTGGTCTCTGCAATGTCCACATAGGGCACGCCCCACTTTTCCAGCGCGGCAAGGATGGCAGGCTTGTACGTCTTGTACCAGTTTTCACTGCTGCCGAACATCCAGCCGTGCGGGAATACATAGGCCACGCGCTTGTCGCTGTAGTTCTTTGCCAGATAGTCCAGCATCTTCTCCAGTGCACCGGTCATGGTCGTTTCGTCGTAGGCAGCGGCAAAGCCATCGGTCAGGGTGCCCACCGGAGCATTGTTCCACGCATCATTTACGCCGCCCTCCAGCAGGATGTAATCGGCATTTGCAAGCGCTGTGGAGCTTGTCACCACCGTGCTGATGCAGGTACGGATACCGCCGTATACATTGTCGGTAATGTTCGGGGTCAGCGTTGCGCCGTCTGCCGCTTCGTTGGTCAGCGTCATGCCATACTTATCTGCAATACACTTGCCGTAGCCGCCCGTGCTGCTTTTGCCGTAGGCGATACTGTCGCCTGCAACATATAAATTCTTTCCCGCCAGCGGGCTGATGATCTGGCCGCTGATACTGTATCCTTCCATCTTACCACCCCTTTTCGATGTACTCGTTTACCTTTTTGTCACTCAGCAGCCCCTTGTACACCCTGCACTGGTACAGCGTGCCCGGCCAGAACTGCTGCTTTTTGCTGCCGTCTGCGCTCTGTGCCGCACCGATCAGGAAGGTCTGGGGCACGTCAATGACCATACTTATGCAGGTCAGCCACCCGGTCAGCGGACAGTAGGTACTGCCGCCGCGGTACTTTGTGCCATCGATCTGTACTGCATACCGCGTGCGGGTCTTGAGGTGCTCGATGCTGTCCGACAGGGTAACGCCGCCGGTGTTGTAGTAGGAGAACTCCGTCTTATTGTTCAGCGGGCTGCTGGTGGAGTTGAAGCCGGGCAGGTTTGAGGTACTGCCGGTCTCGGTCAGACAGTGCAGGAAGGCAGGCCATGCATTGGCATTGAAGTCATTCCCCGCCTTTGCGTCCAGCAAAATGGTGTACTGCGGGGTCTCGGTACTTGCATGCTCCAGCAGCTTCAAGCCGGTATCAAAGCCGTTGGTCAGCTCCGTTTCAGCGGGCAGGGTATAGATCAGCTGTGCCGTCTCCACCACCTCCACCGTCACCGTACAGCTTGCACTCTTGCCTCCTGCGGTGGCAGTAACAGTGCAGCTGCCTGCTTTAATACCTGCCACCACGCCGTTTAATACGGTGGCAAAACCGGTTGGAGTCACTGTCCACACCACTGGCCGAGCGGTAGCGGTCGCGGGAAGCACTGTAGCCGTCAGGGTCTTGCTCTCACCCTCGTTCAAGGTCAGGGCACTGCTACTCAGGCTTACGCTCTGCACCGGAACATCCTGCGCACTTCTGCCCCACTCTATCCGCAAGGCGTTCAAGGTGTCCTGCATCGTACTGGTTTTATAGGCTGCGTTTTCAAACAGGGATAACAGCAACTCTTTTGAAGTCTCGCTAATCCCATCGCCGGTGTCACCCTTATCACCTTTTGCGCCAGCATCGCCCTTGGGGCCCGCCTCACCTTTAGCGCCGGTGTCACCCTTGGGTAAAACCAGATTCAGCTTGCCGTTCTCGATGGTTGCACTGGCAGTGCTGCCACTGGTCACCGTACCGATGGTCAGATCTGTGGTACCACCGCCGGTGCTACTTCCGCCGCTTCCACTGCTGCCTGGGTCTCCTTTGTCGCCTTTTTCCCCCTTGGGCAATGTCAGGTTCAGCACAGGCGCTTCTGCCGTACCAGTAATGGTTGCCGCCGCGTCCGTACCGGTCGTCACAGTGCCGATAGTCAAGTTCGGCGTTGCACCCGGGTCACCCTTGGGGCCCGCCTGTCCCTGCACACCGTCTGCGCCCTTCAGGCCTGTGTCACCTTTTGCGCCTTTCGGCAGTGTCAGGTTCAGCATCGGTGCTTCCGCTGTGCCAGTGATGATAGCGTTTGCGGTATCACCGGTGGTCACGCTGCCGATGGTAAGGACCGGGGTAACGCCGGTGTCGCCTTTTGCACCAGCATCGCCCCTAGGGCCCGCGTCGCCTTTTGCGCCGGCGTCACCCTTCTCGCCTTTCGGCAGTGTCAGGTTCAGCTTGCCGTCGGCGATCGTAGCGGCTGCCGTGCTCCCGGATGTTACGGTGCCAATGGTCAGGTTCAGCTTACCATCGTTAGCGTTCGCGTGCTCCACCAGATCAGCGATTCCCTGGTCGATCTCGTTCATCTGCTGCGACGTCAGTCGTTGTTTGCTTTTAAAGTTGTGTTTGTTGTACTGCATATGTCCTCCTCATCCCAGCACAGTTTCATCCAGGATCGCTTCATCCAGCACAGCGTATGCGTCCGTTACCTTGGTATCGTCCTCGGCAGTTTCCTCGTGGTTGCTTACAAGGCACTGCACCGTGGCGATCGTCGAGTTGAATTCCTTGATTACATCGTCGCCGTTCATCTGCCGCAGGCATACGCTAAACGTCACACTTCCGTTTGCTTCCGCTGCTTTGTCGCCGATCAGCCAGGAAAACGCAAGGGTCTTCCCGTCCTCGCATACCATATCGGTCGGCAGATAGAAATAGTGCTTTCCAGCAGCGTTCGTGTAGTTCACTCTGGGTGTAAAGCCGCCCATGTCTGTTCCGCGGTAATACCTGCTCATTTTGAACCAGATCCGGTTCACGTCCTTGTCGCCCTTTGCGCCGATCACGATTGCCTTGCTCGGTATCGTCACCACGCGCAGGTCTTCATCAATGACAAGGATCACTTTTTCTGCTTCTTCCGGCGTATCCATCGTCGCCAGAACTTCGTCCACATTTGTCATCTTTCGTCCTCTCCGTTCCGGCGTTTTCTGCTTACAGGGTCTGTTCTACCAGCACTGCATTGGTGGTCACCCGCATATCGCCTTTTGCGCCGATCAGCCGCACCTTAAAGCTTTTGCCGCCGGTCACTTCGTCCGGCACATTGCACTCCAGTGCTTCGTCCACCGCAACGGCATATGCCTCATTGAACAGCGCAACCTTTTTGGCTCCGTGCCAGTCGCTGCCGTCCACGCCAAAGCAGCATTTCAGGTAACCCTTGCTCCCGGCTGTGATGCCGGAAAAATCGCCCTGCTTTGCAAGGTGCTGTCCGTCTACGCTAAACAGTAATCTCCGCATCACGCTTCCTCCTTATCGCACAGGGCGTACAGCCGCCATTCCAGCTCGCTGATCTGGCTTTTGATCGCGTCCATCACGCTGCTGGACTGGGGCGGGTCGAACAGCAGCCGCACCTTCAGCGCCGTATAGCTTTTCACCGCCTCAATGTCCGTCCGCTCCCCACAGAACTCGCTCCATGTCGCGGTCGCATCGCTGATGGCAAAGGTCTTTTCCGGCCCCACGCCCATCTGGTTCAGGATCATCAGCACGCTGTTGATGTGCATGATAAGGTCAGCATCAAATGCCGTATACCCCTCGGTCAACCCAAGGAGCTTCTTCACCGAGGTCAGGATACTGTCCATTTCTCGTCACCTCAGTCCGCAATACACTGATTGTCCCACTTCTTGTAGGCATCCAGATAGGTCTCCCGCTTGTCCCCGTTGTGGGTGATCTCGTAATACATCCCATCGGATACGGTGGTGCTCACCAGTGCTTTCCAGTTCTGCAGGGTTTTGCTGAACCATACAATGAACACATCATCCATCGTCAGCTTCTTGCCGTCGGTCACGTCCACATGGGCGTTAAAGTAGTCCACCACCAGCTGCTTTGCGCGGTTCATCATTGCTTCGTTGTTCATTTTGTTTTCCTCCTTTTTATTCCTCGTGGTCCATCACGCCCTCTGCTGCAATAGCCGCATTTGCCCAGAACAGTGCCTCGTCCAGCTTTGTCAGCGCCAGACTGCGCTCCCGGCTTGGTGCAATGCACCGCATCATGTGTTCTGCCTCCTGCATCTTCAGCCGCAGGTTCGTGCTGTATGCTGCTTCCGCAACATTAAACTTTCGTACCGGATACATCTCATTTCCTCCAAGGGCAGGTGTCGCCCGGGCGTCTCTCCGCAAATGCGGGGTTCAAGATCGTGTCATCTCCGTAATGGATGGCCTTGTGGGTGCGGTCACTCACGCATACCACGTTTTCCGGGTCCAGCAGCGCAGCCGTGTGCCCCAGCACGTCTTCCTTTGTCAGCGGGTTCAGATGGTGGATAATAATGCGCGGCCGGATAGGCTTTCCGTTTCGTATCACCCAGTCCGTGATCTCGTGCTCCGGGTGTGCCAAATCGCAGCCCATGTCCCGCACAATGATCTTGTCCCGGAACTGCCGCCATTCTCTCGACTGATAAAAATCCTGGTTCAGGTACCGGTCAAAGCCGAACGTGTCCATCCCCACCGTTCCGTGCAGCTTTACATAATGGAAGCGGTCTTCAAAGCTTGCCAGTCGTATCAGCTCGGAATATCGCTTAATATCCATCCTGCTCGTCCCCTCCATCATCAATGCCTTGGTATACCCGCATCATCTTGATGGCTTCACCATACAACTCCTCGGTGTTCTTCTGCGCCTGCAGCATCTCAGTCTTTGCACGCAGCAGCTTGTTTTCTTCTTCCAGCTTTTCTTTTTCCAGTCGCGCCTTGCTACCGGACAGCCGCAGATAATATGTTGTTTCGGCGCTGGATGCAGTTCCTTCCCGCAGCCGCTTTTCCACAAGGTCTACGGCCAGCGATATCATTTGGTTTTCTCTCGCTTCAGGAGACAATGCCGGACGTAACCCGACATCATCACCAGACGAGGCTTTTCGGGTTTTCATACAGTTGTCATTCCTTTCACGTGAGTTTTTGGCTCTTTAAGCCGTGTTTTGTAAACTTCGGTGCTGCTTTTCGCCACATTCTGACCACTTTCGTGTTCTGTTAGTTTTTGTAAGGGTTCATGAGAGCTGTTTTGTGGGAGTATGTCTGTGCAAAAAGGCCCGTCATTGAAAGGAGAGATCAATTATGGATCGGAGATTCCAGGAGGTGAATCATGAAAGTCAGAGAACAAGGTTCAAACACTGTCTCATGAGCCCTTACAAAAACTCCCGATCCACCGTATTTCTACAACAGATCGGGAACACGCAGGGGGTAAAACTAAAACAGGCCTTGGTCTACACCCCAAAGCCCAAATATCAATTTTACCCCCCGGGGAAATATCAAAGACCGGCGCGATTTAGGGAGGGGGTGGATTTTTTGGACCCCCTCCCCCTGTCTAAACGTCAGTTTAAGCAGCGTTTGTGCTAGTTTCGGGGTCGGGAAGGGTCTTTTTGACCTTCCGGTACAGGTTTAACGGATCAGCCATGACGATCTGATCGATTGCCTGCTCAATTTCGTAAGCATTTTCGTTATCAGACAGCTGATCTGACGTATATGCGAGCCGCGCAAGGAGGCCGCAGGAATTGTAGCCATGGTCACAGTCAAAACGATACCACTGATCGAACTGGTCATGCGGATCGTAAGGATTGTCAACCGTAGTAAGAAAACAACGAACCATATTTCTCGCTTCCTTTTGTTCTTATTTGTTCAGTGTATCGTAAATTGTGCTCTTCGGAACGCCACAGGCCTTTGCAATTTCTTCATAGCTGTATCCGCCAGCCAGCATCGCTTTAGCCTTTGCTTTTTTCGCAGAAGAAAGCGTTGCTGTCGCTTTCGGCATTGCACGCTTAACAAGCTCGGAAGAATCAGAACTGTTCAAGAACTTGGTAAGCATTGAATCAGAAATCGCATGATTCTGAATCGCTTCCCATTCACGATCTGTAAAGACAATTTTTGTCCTACTACTGTTGGCTCCCACCTGATCACGGGCACGCTGCATCTCTACGGACGAGATCTTCTTGATTTCTTTCTTATCATCCTTATCCTTATAATCAAGGCCGCGATCCTCGATAATAGCCTTGATTTTGGAATTTGCAATGATCATGGCACGGCGCTCTTTCGGCTTGTTTGCGAGGACTGCCTCGTACTTGGCCTTCAGAGATTCCACTTCAGGCGCATACTTCTTAGCCGCAACGGGATCACGCTGGATACCCTTCATATTGGCGTAGTCCTTGCGCGCCTGGTTGGCCATATCCTTCAGATAATTGGAGAAGTCTGCGTACAGTTCTTCCTGCTTGGTGCCGGAAGACAGCTCGTGTACGTCCTTGATCAACGAGATCCGGCTCACTTCATCTTCAGCAATGCGCTTTTTACCCTTCTTGTCAGTAAAGGTACGGCCGCTCTCCTTGTAGATGTACTCACCGGTATCCTTATCGATGCGCACACTGCCACGGCGCTCGGGAATACGAACGGTCTGTTTGCGACGGGAGAGCAGGGTGGATGCGCCACCATACTTCTCGTTACCGTCCTCGTCCACCCGGATCTGATACTTCTGCTTCAGCTCCTGGATACCGTTCTCCTTCTCCGATCTCTTGTAGTCCAGCTTATGCTTTTCTGCATCAATAACGACCATTGAATGCCGGACGGCACGCTCCAGATCTTCCGATGTTGCACCGCGCAGGGTCATGTCGGTGATCAGGTTCGAGATGATGCCCATTTCTTTCTGCTTTTCATCCTTCTTCATCAGTCGGACGTTGTTAGGATTACCTTCAGGAACTGCATAAGAGGTCTTCGGGTCGAAGTTCTTCAGACCAGGCAGCGGATCAGTAGAGTTGATGCGAACTTTATCGGACATAGGAATTGCCATGACAGTATCGCCGTCGAAGTCTGCACCAGACAGACGCTCGGCCACCTTAGAGCTAATGCCGATTGCATCCTTAACGTTGCCGAGGTTGCTCTTACCACTGGCGTTCTTGTTGTTCACCGTGACAATAGGAATCTCAAACGTGCCTGCATGAGGATAACGAATCAGTGCAAGCTGCGTTCCGTTCTCATACGTCGGGCAATACGCCTCGGTTTCCTTGATCTTATCCAAAGGAAGAATAACCTTGGTGGACTGACCCGGAAACGCAGAAGCTTTAAGCGTCATCGCCGTTCCATCACACTTTTCAGCAAAATCCAACAGCATCTTTTTCTTGACGGTCGGATTGGTGTAGTGCATGATCTCGTCGTATTCAGCTTTGTAATCAGCTCTTGTCAGCTCCAGCTGCTTCTTGATCAAAGGCAGCGGCTGCTTAGAAAGAAACTGAGATGAAACGCTCTTGGACATATCGTCCCAGTCGCCTTCCCACTTCAGCTTATTGATGGGAGAAAGGTGTTCCTTACCATCTTTTCCGATGTAAGTGCTCTGGCCTTCCGCAGTAATGGCAGCGCCAAACGGATTGCCCGGGTCGTTCTTGATCTCCTTGAACACCTTCATCTTGGGCGTGCCTGAAGGCTTGTTCGTGTTGAACACAATATCAACGCCATCCGGCATATTGTCCGAATACATGGCCATGCCCTTCAGATAGTGACTGTTGTCCACCATGATACGAACCTGCGCATAATGGGAGTTGCCCAGATCCAGATCAGCAACGCCACGGCGAATCTCCATAACGCCGTCTTTCGCAAGGCCGCCCTGATCGCCGTAACGCACGGCTACACGATCAGAACTCAAACTCGAAGGGGGCTGCAATTGGCGAAACGAACTGCCACCATCGTCAGAATGATAGTCACCCAATGACTGAATATCACCCTGATGCTCATAAGCATATCGCTGGTCGTATTCAGGCTTTGCCAAGACTGTGATGTTGGTCTGCTGCCGGAAGTTGGTGGGCTGCTTGATACCAACGCCATAGCGCTTATAGCCGTGTTCTGCTTCCAGAATATAAACAGCCTCGTCCAGCTTACCTTCTGACACGCCAAGGGTAAGATTGGTGCCCTCAGAAATATCAATCATACCCTTCTTGTCGACTTCCTTTTTCAGGGTTTCGGCAATCTTTTCAGCCTGATCCTTCTTTGTACCAACGCCGTTCTGGTACATGGAACGAACCGTAGATTCAGGCATACCCAGCTTCTGTCCGATCTCAGTCCAGCCCATGTCAGGATTTTCCTTCTTCAGTTTCTGAATATCTTCCCACTGAGAAGCCTTGCGATCGTGGCCTGCCTTGGTCTTTGCAACGCGAAATTCCGTTGCCCCGAGCTTATACTCGGGCGGAAGAGTATCGTTGATGGCCTCAAGGATCTCGCCCTCGGACATACCCTTGGCCTTAAACTTCTCGACACGGGACAGGAAGTCACCGGAATGCTGGTACGGACTGTCACCGCTGCCCCAAGGATAACGGCCAGAGTGACGCTTGGTGCCATAATGCTCCAAAATATCATTCTCGCCGCCGTATTCAACGCCAAAGTAGTTTTTCAGGTCTTTCTCGATCGGATTCATATCAGCACACTCCCATTTTCATCTTTGCAATGATCGGATCAAATTCGCGGATCTTCTCCATAATAGGTTCGATGTCTTCTGCTGCCGGATTGGCAATGAGAATATCATCGGACTGGTAGATACGGTTTTCGATCTGGATACTGCTAGGTTTAATTCGGTACTCAAGGCAGAACAGTGCATCGTAGATGAGCAGCTGCTCCATGTGTGCTGGAACGATTCCGGTCTTGAGGTCATGGATGCGCAAAATATCATCCCGGAAACAAATGGAATCCGCTGTTCCGAAACAATTTTCAGAGTAGCAAAGTACCTGCTCCGGTGTCATACGAAAGCCGATGGCATCGTTGACGTAGCTGTTGAGCGTCTTTTTAGAACGCGGCAGCTTTTGGCCAAGCGCGATGCACCTTGCTGCAAATTCATGCAGTTCCGTTCCCTTTTGCGCAGCCATGAAATTGGTATACGCTGTAGTAAGCTTGTCCACATCATAGTTGATCCAGTGATACTTACTAGCGCCGAGGAAGGCGTGCTGCCCTATTAACCTCGAATGCTCGTTGAAGGTCATTCAGAATCTCCTCCTTGTTTTCCGGGCAAATGAACGCCGCAAAGCTCATCCGGTTCATCAGATTCACATAGTAATTCTGATTCGGACGATGTGGCGCATCAATCGAGCGCTTGCCTTCCAATGCTGCCCATGTGCTATCGTATAAAACTAAGAGATCCGGGATACCCTGAATCTCATTCGGATCGAGATGCACAACCATGCAGCCTGGAAAACGCTCTTTGATTTCATTCACCAGGTTGGTCTTAAATCGGTTCTCCAGCATAAAATCTCCTCCAAAAAATAAAGAGGAATGGTGCGTTTGGGACACACTCTCTCCTCTTCATAAAAGAGGATGTTTTTTTCGCGTCTGTTTTGGCGCAAAAAAGAAAGAGCCACAGATTTCTCTGTAGCTCTCTCGCAAAAATATCATTCAGGCCGGTGCTCATAGAAGAACAGGTACCAGTCAGGAACACCTGCTTCCAACATCCGGCCGTCTTTGTAATGGAACTCGCCGTAGTCTTCACTCAGTTCAAGGTCCGTGTAACTTTCAGGATGTACCGGATGATTTATCTCATCTTCGGTCAAGGTTATGTCGCAAGGATGGCAGGTCCAATAGCCCTGCACTACTTCTGTCATATTTCGCCCGCAACATTTGCAGACGGGAACTTTTGTATGCAGTTCTACAAACTCATTTGCATAGCATCTTACTTCGTTCCCTGCAGCATCTGTCTCGGTCCATTCCTCAAAGCCATCGTTGTTGATAAAGCGGTTCGTGTAAGCCATCTTTATTACCTCATAAGCATCTAATCGGTGTGTACAGCGGTTATAGTAAATATACATCATCGGGTCGGGTTCTTACAAGTCGATACCTTGAACTTTTCGTGAATTTTGGCCTCTGCCCAAAAGCCCACTTTTTTCGCCTATCTATTATAATATTTTTTATTTTTTTATAGTGTAATTAAGAAAAAAAGTGGGCAAGTGGGCAAAACGGCATTTTTGTATAAAAATATGACGATAATACGCTATATTTTAGTTGTAAACCGTGCCCACTTTTGATTTTAAAAGTGGGCAGAAAGTGGGCAAATGGCCAAAATTTATGAACTTTTTGTGAACAATCAGCCATATTGTCTAACCTAGAATAGAATTTTGCCACCTTTTCGTCTCCCTGCCCAAAACAAAAGTGGGCATAAAACATAAAAGTGGGCAAAAGAAAAAGACGTTGAATATCTTGCAACGCCTCTTTCCAGCCACTTCCTAGCTGCTGTCAATGCCAATTTTCATCGTAATCCGCCTCCTTATTTTTTCGAAGTCCTCTTAACATAGCCGAGAGCTACTCGCCATGCAAAGACTTCTGCATCGAATTCTTCTTTTGAAACACCATACTTTTTAGCCTCATACAGCGCCTGCGTATACGACCACGTTCTGTCAACATAGCGCCGGGCATAGATATCAGCGATTTCTTCCTTGGTCATCATGACCGCACCTCCACATCCGGCAGAATATCCGTGTGGAAGTAAAGCTTATAGTGGTACGGATCAGTATGAGTGCCGGTGATATCCTCAACAACATACATGGTGTACTCGTTCAGGTAAATATAATTTTTCTTGTACTCGTTCGGACCAGTCTTCACCGTACACACCAGTTCGTTGTTATCATTGTTCGAGATGGACATAGCACCTTCCATTTCAAGGATGACGTTGTCCGTACGTGCGTTATAGACCGTGATCCGGCGCTCAGCTTCAAAGTAGTTAGCCTGCTTGGAAATGTTCCGATTCACCTTATCCGCTTCGGAGCAGCTGCACAGAACCACACAGCCACACAGCCAACAAGCATCATCAGAGATACGGCAAAACAAATAATACGATTTTTCATAGTCTCACTCCACTTCCTTACTGATTTTCACGAGTTTAATGGCAAGCCGCAGAAGAAGCATCTGGATTTCCTGGGCGTTCTTGAGCATTGCCGAAATATCCTGCGTTGACGAATGACTTTTTACTGTCAAGGACACCCAGGTATTCGGGTTAAACGTTTCTGCATAGCTTACCAGCATATCCGCAAAGTCCTCGCCATTAAGACTGATCATAAATGTTCCTGTTGAGGTAGTATGGTAAATATTTACACCGACTGTAGTTCGGAACATTCCAAAACCGAACTCATCAAGTGCGGCAATATATCTTTCATCAATTTCTTTCATGCTTACTTCACCGTGCTCCCTTTCCCCGTCTGGTCATCCTTCGGCCAGTACGTGTAAATATCATCGAACACCACCGGGATCTTGCTCTGCAGTTCCTTCAGCAGCGGGCACATCAGCTCTCTCATCTGAGGATGGGCCGCCACAGGAGTACGCAGCTTGAAAATATTGCGCCACTCACGGTAGTTGGTCGTCACCACGATCTCGGTCTTCAAGCATAGCGGCAGCACGCAGCGAGCCTGTTCGGGACGGAGACCACATTCTATGAGTTGTTTGTAGCCAAATTCAGCATAGCCGCAACTCTCATGCCAGACTTCATAGACTTCGCGTTCTTTTTCAGGAATCTTATAGTAATCCGGATCACAAATATCGAGATCAGGAATATAAAACGGCCGAATAAAGCTCAGCTCTCCGCCAAATTTTTCCTTCGAGTAATTGCAGTATCGTGTGCTCTCCTGCGCAAAGCTCGCAATGCGGTGCCGCACCAGCTCATTCGCCACGCCACGGTCACAGGTAAACAGCACGGACAGCTGAGAATGCTCCAGCATAGCCTCGTGCCCCTGCTTCACCAGAAAACCCACAAGCTTCTTTGCCGACTCACCGTCCGGCGTGATCTTGTCTTCGCTCTTGTAGCAGACCCGCGCCACCCGCTCGATCTGCTGGAGCTCCTTGATGCCGCCTTCAGAAATATCAGTCAGGATTTCGTACTTAGGTTCAACGATTTTCATAATTAAATCTCCTTTTCGTCAGTGAATCCACTATTTCGAGCTGACTGAGGCTCTTTCCATTGCCCCTTTGTGAAACTATGTATCCGAGATGAGCCATTTGTTTATGGTCACAGGATTTCACTTTGGGACACTTTTGGCATTTTGGAGCAAGAATGGTAATCGCTCCAAAGTCCTCGTTCATAAACCAACCTCCTTCTTCAACTTACACTCCCAGTCGCCGCAGATATCTCCGCAAGCGAACTTCTTTGCAATATTCATGCCCTTTCGGATAGCCTTTTGCTTGTCGGTTGCCCTGACTTCAAAGGTCTGATGGCAGCCACCGTTGTCTGTGCAGGAAAATATAAAGGTGTGTTTCATATATTAGCTATCCTTTCTGCCTCGGGATCTCGTAAAATTGAATCCCACTTCCTAATAATGCTCCGTAGACCACTGTCATCCACCAATGGAGTCATTGTTTCTTTGTCATAATCCAAAACAACACCGCCTTCCTTATAGCACCCGAATCCGCATCGTGAACATACTATCTTGTATTTGATTTCCAGTTTCGTGCCGGTCATTACTCTATCTGACACCGTAGGCTTTACTTTAAAATAGCATACTGGACAACATCTCATAAGAAATCCTCCGTAATAGCTAGTACGAATATATCGATTACTTCGTTCAGGAAGGCGACCACACGATACGGCCAACTATCAAGCTTGCTATTAGGTCTGCAGTCCTTTTCCTGAATATCAGACGACCTCTCATATACAGGAACTTGCACAGTAGGTGTACGAATTGCTGCATACGGAACATTATCTACCCACAAAATTAGTTCCTCACAACATTGAACTTCTTGGGCGCAGATTTGCCGAATATCTTTTGCACTGTATGCTCCAGCTTGTGCTATTGCATTTAATGCCTTGGAAAACTTCTCAACATCATCCATCTGTCATACCTCACAGCAAAATCCGAAATAGCGTAAACCAGATCACTTTCAGCGTAACCACAACGATGATCAGCCACGCACAGATAACGATGGTCATAGCCAGCACATGGCCAAAGAACACTCCGAGCTTTGTCCAAATATCATTCATTTTCATCAACCCTTTCAAAACCCACAAAGTCTCCAATACCAACATGTCCGCCCTTACAGAAATGAACCGGTTGAAACTTCATACAGCTATCAAAATGGTGAACCGCATCGTCTAAACCACAATAATGATATTTGCTGTCGAATTTTCGTTCACAGTACCGGCACTTATAGGTCGCCTTATACACAATCACCCCACACACCTCCTCATAGCAATCAATCGGCACTCCGCAGCGTTCAACTCAAAAATAGCCGCATCCACAAATTCCGGGTCGCAGTTCTCAAAATGATTTCGGGCAATCTCCAACTCATGTATAGCTTCCCACATCGTATTGACCGCAGTAGGAATCGGCTCCATACAGAATATCTTTTTGACATACTCAGCGATTTTTCGCAGCATTTCTACACCTCCACATCTTTGTAACCTGACGAGCCGTGAGCCAGCCCTCAACATCATCAAGGCCAAGTGCCTGCCTACCCATCACCTCGATAAGCCCCTGCTCAAAGCCATAGGAACCCCAACCCCAAATGCCATCCCAGATACGATTTCCAGCAGCATCATATGCAGTGATTTGCTCACCACCATCGTGCCGTCCGCCCGGAAGAAACTCCTGATTGTCCGGTCTATCCATCTCAGGCCAACGACGTCCATAAGTATGCGGAACCTTAGCGTGCTTCAGCAGAATATCCAGTTTCTGCATCTCGGTCATGTGGCTCCGAACTCGGAGTTTCCAGGTTTTCTTAGACATGTTTCTCATTTTGCCACTTACTCCTCCTGATACTCTATGATTTTGGTCACTTCACTCTGAACCCGGCGTAAGAAATCACACGCACCTAAGCAACCGCATTCCGCCAATGCCTCGGCGATATCTCCCAAAGTATCCATATCGGTTCTTGTGAGATTAACTTTCGGAATAACTTCGATGTTCTCTTCTGTGATGAACGGGGTATAGTCTCCACAATGGCAACATTTGATGTTCTTGCGTTGCATACAAACATCTCCCTTCAAATATAAAAAAATAGATTTTCAAATTGTCCTACGGAATATCATTTTTTGACATACTCAGCGATTTTTCGCAGCATAGTTACTCTTTTCTTCGTGTATTGGACTCTAAAAATCAATCGTATACCTTATATTCCATATTACTCACATGGCAAACTGTATCGCACTTATCACCTTCAAAGCGAAATCTCGCCATACCGTTCGAGGTCAAATCAGAGAACTTTTCTAAATATCCACTTCGTCCGGGCCAAGGACGAATGATCTTCATAAATACCTTATGGGTCATGGCTTTTTCCTGAATCTCGTGCATTTGAATTGCTCCTATCGTTACACATCATAAAAATCAAGAGCCGCAGATTTCTCCACGACTCTCGCCTTTGAGTTAATTGTTCTCAATGTTTTTCAACTGCTTTGCTATTTTATTGGCTCCCATTGTAAACATCTTGCCAAACAAGTTCTTTTCGTTTTTCTCGACATATTCCAAATAGCCAAGAGCGCCACCTTCAGTACACGTGGTGTGTTCGGCCGCATAGCCAAGTGCCACGCCTGCTCCTTCGCCGTGCCAAATGCCTAACTTCCAAATTGCAAATGCACCAATGTAAAGTGCTCCTACCTTTGCCGTAGTCGTCATAAATTTGTTCATGTTCATAATTTGTACCTCCAAAATATAATTTTGAGACCAATCATCTCATAAAGTAGCCCGTTATTTTCGCGTCTTCTCCTCAAACTTCACAGGCTTCTTGCTACCCTCCCGCGCACACTCCGTCAGGCACTCGTTGCAGGGCTCGTCCGTCTCCAGCACCTTGAAGTTCTTGCATTTCGGGCAGTAGGTCGCATAGTCCACTTCTCGCATCCAGTCATTCATCAGTTTTGCCTTTAATCCTTTCATCCACAATATCTTTTATTGAAATAATCACCGAATGGTTGCAATAGGAACATCTCAACTCAACTTTTTCATTGGGAACGCCCACTCTCCACGCTACGCCATCACAAATTTGACCATTTTCTTTAATAATCGTGGCCTCGCAATTTGGACAAAGAAGTTGATGGCTCTTTTTCTTATCCTCCGCCTTCATCATCGTAAAATGTGCAGTCTTTTCACGACAGCGAGGGCACATTGCTATTTTAATATCACTTTCATAAAGGTACGGTACGTCATCCCATGCCTGCTTGTAAAACTTATGTACGTCACCGCACTTCAGGCATCTGGTGTGTACAGCGAGTTCGTCCAACGGTTCTTGCTTAACTTCAGTCGCAAACCTATCATCCAACTCCGGGTGCGTCACCCGCTGGTTCAGTGCCCAGAGCAGGTTCCAGCAGGCAGCGCGCAGGTGGTCCTCATCGTCCATGCCAACCATGTACTTTGCCAGATGCCGAGAAGCACTGTCCAGCAGCGAATGCAGCGGGATACCCTTGTCCACGTTGTGCTCGCCGTACTTCAACGCACCTTCTTCGCAGTGCTTGCTGACCTCCATGATGCCATACCAAGGCAGAAGATCCATCCGCCCCTTCCCTGCGTGCATATCACGCTTAGCACCGGTTTCAAATTCGGTGCGGTCTCCAGAATCCTTAATCATTGTCCTCCTCCTCTAGCGTTCTCATCAGTGTAATCGCCCGCATCATCAGCACAATAAAGTGACGAAATCTCGGGTCAGCAGTCGTTCGGGTAACGACCTGCTTTGCCAGTTCATCCTTGTTGGCGTATGTCAAGAGTTCATATTCAATCTTTTTGAGTTCGGCCTCTGAAGCCATCTTTTCGAGTTTGTTCATTTTTCAAATTTCCTTTACCTGCTCCGGCGAAAGAATTGCGAAATATTCATAATTTCCTATTTTATCCAGTCTGCTCCCAAAGAAATAACCTTCTCGATACAGGAGCATTGCGTATTGGAATCCATCCTCTGCCGGTTTCCTGAATCTGTATAATTTCTGTTTTTGACCATTGTTGAACTCTTGCTTTTCCTTGCACCTGCTTTCCAGCATCCGATCAATCTTCTTTATCGTCTTCTTCGACGGATTACACATCGTTCTGGCCTCCTTCATATTTCAGAAAAACACCATACTCTTCCATTGCAAACAAGACCTTTCCCTTTTTTAGTGCCTCGATGTCTTTGTCCGTTATTACGAAGAAGCTATTGCCAAATACAGACTGTTGCGGGCATACATCAGGCAAGTCAATCGGTGTAAGCGTTTCATCGAACCAGCTTTCAATATCCTCTTTCGTAACACGGCACGGTCGATTATCTCCCTTGCAGCACCCATTCTTCATATAGCCGGGACATTTTTCATATGCCATAAACATCACGCTCCATATAATATTTTTAGTTATGCTTCTTCAGCAACGCCTCAACACGGTCAACTAAATCACCGTATTCCGTGCCATAGATTCTTGCCGCGCTTTCGTTTTTGCGCCTATCCTCTTCCTCGCTGCTGTCTGCACAAGGAATATCAACGCCCTTTTCGTCCAGCAGATCCTCGAAAATATCCACGACATAGAACGCCAAGTCTCTTTCGGTGTTTTTCATAAATATCACGCTCCATAAAATTTTCGTTCGTTGAACTTCTTTTTGTCGTTTAAGGCGCGCCCAATCGCCAAATCGATACCGCTCCTGCTCTTCAGGTGGTAGAAATATAAATCTGTGTACGGCGTGTTCAAACGGTCAATGCGCCCAGAAGCCTGCTCCATGACCTTGTAGGAGTAGTTCTGGGAGTAAAATATAATGGTGTCTGTCTTAATGCAGTTCCAGCCTTCTGCTCCGGCATTGTACTGCACAAGATAGACCCATTTATTTGTATCCGGTATGGGCTGATGCTTGTGTCCATTCCACTGAGCCACCTCTACACCGTTGTCGTAGGGCAAATTCAGGAGAATATCCAGCTCATAATCGAAGTTATAGAAAATGATGACCCTCGGTCTGGTCATACAAATATCCAGAACTTCCTGTTGCCTGCTGGGGTCAGTGTTTACCAGCTTACGCAGCAGATAGCAAAACTCGCTGGCGTTCTCGATGGGCTTATTCTCCCATGGATTCCAGCGAGTTCTATGAATATCTTTGTACTTTAGCCGGTCAAAGTCCACATACACGGTTTCATGATGCGGAATCGTCGGGCGCTTAAAATCCATGTCTACCAAGATCCGGTCTCGCAGTCGGACAAGCCTGCCGGTATTCAAATATCTGTCGATTTTCGGGAACTTGGAAAACCGACTATATACCACGTGCTCATTGTTGAACTGTGTCCGGTTTTTATAAAACCCATTCGCAATGAACACCGGAATATAATCCGTCCAGCAGTCACCGGGCGTTGCGCTCAGCAGAATCCAATCATTCTCTTTCGCGATTTTCAGGAACGATTTGACCCACTGTCCGCTTCCAACAACACGCTGCTCATCAAATATAAAGAAAGCCCCTTTTGCTCCAACATACTTGTGGACGTTGTTCCATGAATCGACCACAACTTTATGATGATACATAGTTACTTTTTCGTCCGTCGTCATCATAAATGGAAGCATTTCTTCTTCCCACTCAGCCGTATCACGCTTACGAGCGGTCGTAATGATGTATAAGTCCTGCGGAGGATCTCGCATCTTGACATATCGCTTGGTGTTGACCTTACCGCCATTTTTGATGTAGTAATACGCCAGACCTGTCCGACTTTTACCGCTGCCAACGCCGCCGCATAGGACACAGCCATTCCGCATTCGGTTGACTGCATCCTGCTGGTAATCATACAGTGCTACTCCAGACACTTCGTTCGCCTCACTTCCTTATGCACATGAATAGATTCCGGGCGGCAATGATTCTCGTACGCCAGCAACGCAATTGTGGCCTCTTCTTCATCCTCGCCTTCGCCGAATAGCGTATAGGCAAACAGCTCTTTTCCATTGTGCTCAAAGACTTTCCATGTACACCATTTATCTGCCATGTTTACACCTCCGTAAAAAAGAAAGAGCCGCAGATTTCTCCGCAGCTCTCCCGCCTTGTCTTAAATATCCTTCCGAATCAAGAAAAGTTCGCCTTTTGACACGATTACGCGAACCATTGATCCACAGCGGACACGATCGATTGCCTGCCGATAAGCAGCGCGTGCACACTCACTCGTACAATAGTCATGCTCTACGAACATAACCTTTGCCCGAGATTCGATAAACACGCGAATCTTATCGCTTGCATCGACATATCCTCTGTCATAGTTCCTTTTGATTTTCTTCGTCATAATCATCTTTCCTTTCTGGATGACATTTAGTCCTTCCATAAAGCATCAAGTATTTTTCGCGTTGATAAGTGAGTTCTCATTTTATAATAGGCATTCCGCCATGGTGGGTCAGGCAGGATTTGAACCCGCGATCAAGCAGTTATGAGCTGCCGGCTCTAAACCTAGCTAAGCTACTGACCCAAAATAAAAGAGCCATAGATTTCTCTACAGCTCTCTCGCTTAATACCAGTTCAATATGTGATCGTCATAATTGTCATTCAAGTTTCTCACCATCTCTCGGAATTTGTATTTCTCACCATACTTATGGCGCATCTCCTCTTTGAATTTGCGCGCATCGCGTATGTCGGAAAACAATTCCGTTCCGATGTACTTATCAACCGTCATGACATGTATTAAAACAATCGTCATATCAATCACCTCCATAATAGAGGTCGGATATTTCGCGTCCAAAATATAAAACCGAGCCGTTTCCTCTGAGAACGCCATTTGCGACGTGGGCACTCACCGGCTGGACATTCAACCGAGGACTGACCTCGGCACTCGGAAATATCAATCAGACAAAGCGATTCAGACGCTTCTCAACAATATCCGGCGCAACGTAGGTGATGTTAACCAGATACTGCGGAACGCCGTAGGTCTTTGCCGTATAATTTTCGACGATACAGCCATCGAACTCCTTATTTTCATCGTAGATTCCGATAAAGGCATCCGCTCGGCCATCTTCTTGATGGACTCTCCCAGATACCACAGGCGCTGGCTTGCGCATTCGGGAGCATCCTCTTCGATATAAGTAGGGATAACCTCGAACTCCGTATCGAAAACCGCTTCTGCGATTCTGTGCATCTGCTCCATCGTTGCTTTGATTTCTTCATCCGTGCGGCCACGCATCGGGCAGCTGATAAACAGTTTCTCCATGTATCCTCCTTAGAACGGCATGTCGTTCGGATCGCTGGGCTCGGCCATATCTGCGTCGGGTACAGCATCGCGGCGCGTATAGCGCTCTGCATACGGATCAGCATCCTCGTCCTGCTCCACGTACATCACGTCCGCATACAGCGTAAATTCACCAGGAGCATTGCGCTTCTCCACGAGATTTGCCTGGCAGCAGACGTTCTTAACGCGGATAAAGTCCAGCTGGCCGATGGTCTCGGGCGTGCACAGCAGGCGTTTGCCCTGCAGAGTGATCCAGTAGACATGCGGCGGCCACTTGGAATCCATGTTGACCGTAACCGGAACGTAGAAGGTCGGCACGAACGGCTCCTCATAAGTGTAGTTCGGATTGGGCTTGGTCTCTTTGACCTTGATGCCCATATCCATCATCTGCTGCGCCTGCTCCACCGTAGGAATCACGATGTTGACGCGGCGCTTGTCCGAACCGAAACGGTCACGGGCAGGGTCACCAGAGAAATTGGTCTGGTAAATAAAACGGGTATCGTCAATATTGACTTTCTGACGCTTCTGGAACATAAATATCAATCTCCTTACCTTATTTATAATGCATTGTAGTTATTGAACGGCGTAGAGTGCTCAACATATTCGTCGATCAACCGACAACCAGCTTTGACTCGGACTCCTCCGTTGGAATCTTTTGCTTCAGCCCGATATGCCATGCAGCCTTGTTCATAGCAGTCCATAAACTGACCTTTTTCATGTGCCGAATACTCGCTCTCGTACTTCTGAAACGGGCATTTCACCTTCACTCACCTCGTTCGGCCTTTGCGGCAGCCATGTGGGCGAGTTCGTGAAGGGCTTTGGTCGTGATTGCCGCAGCCTGGTTCAGACCCGCCATCATATCCGAGATTGAACCGATAGAGCCGGGTTCCTTCTTTTTCTTCTTGGGATATTGCTTGAAGACCTTATGGAACCGGTTGTCATTACCTGCCATCTTCTTGACAATGGCCATAGCAAGCCCCTTTTCCATGTCGAACGTATCTTCCGGGCCGCACTTTACCACGGTCTTCGTGCCATCCGACCACAGAACAATAGTTGCCGGGTCGTTGAAGATGACTTTGCGGATGCTGACACTGCACATGCCGAACTTCACAGTATCATTCTTCTTCGCCCGCTCCGTAGACTGACGAGCGTAGTCGTAAGAATTACACACCCCGTGCATACGTACGCTATAAGCATCATCACGAATAAGCTCGCCAGGAGCAAAACACATTTTTCTTCCACTGAGAAGAATTACCTCGCGAATATACCCATTCGTTGTACTGATTTTGTCAATGATGCCGATTTTATTGTTTTGTGCATCATACAAAGCCATCATATTATCTCACCTCATAATTTCTTGCAGCTTCATCCTGAATATCACCCCACGGCAAGTCAGGCTTCTGCCAAGGCGGTTCTCCGGCATCGTCCGCCACAAACCACTCCAGATCACCATACTTCGCAATGGTGTCAGCTGCTTCGTCCACCATCTTGTCAAAGTAAGAGCGGTCTATGTCGTCTTCCATCTTGAGTTCATACACCATCTCGCTTTCCAGCCAGCGGTACCCCTTTGAGCCAGTTACGGCAGCGTACGTCTTTTCTCCGGCATCGGTTACACCGGACTCCCGTACCAGCAAAGCCCCACCGCATCCGGGTTTGATGGGACAGAACTGACCGACGCGGCCGATGAAAATATAATTGTGCTTGCCTTCCATCAGGTTCTCGTTCTTGTCCAGATAGATGGCGCCCTTGGAAACCGTCTTCGTCTGGCAGAGATCGGTAAACACCACCGGATCATGCGAGAAAAGCGTTTTGAACACATACGGAATCTGGAACTGTGTGCCCGTGGCCGTCCATTCCCTGCTGTGCTCCCCGTTCTTTTCCGGCACATAACCATACTGCGCCTGACACTGGTCCGCATCCATGTACCGAGCAATGTACACAGCGTCGTTCACAAGGCACATTTTCTCGTATGTTGCCTCATGCTCGAACGTGTAACCGTACTTCTTCGCAAAATCCATGCAGTACGCAATGATCTCCGGGGTCGCATCGGGAATCTTGATCGAATCCGTTTTTATGTGCGCCACCTTAAAGCCACGCTGCTGCACCTCGTCCTGCAGGGTACGCATAAACAAAGCGCCGCGCAGGGCGACAATGTTGTTCGCGTTCTTCGGATTACGGAACGGGTTGTCAAAGGTTGCACTGGTCAGACCGTATACCGAGTTGATGGCGATCTTCAGAGCCTGCGACAAGGCTTTGGCCTGTTTAGGGTCATCCAGATACTTGGCCAGCTTACCGTTAAAGAGCTGCTTGGCCTTGTCGTACTCCTTGTGCTTGACGTAGATACGAACCGCCATCAGATCGTTGAAATTCTTGGTGTACTCGCCGAAGTAGTTCAGCGCCACTGCTGAATGCGGGTGCAGAGATGCCACGTCCAGCAACGCCACATTGTAGTACATATTAGGTTCGGCATAGACGTAACCACCCAGACCCAAATCGGTACCACGGAACATGTTATGCATCCGGCCATCTTCGCCTCGGACCCACTCGTAGCCCGGGAAGGCGTTGATGATGTTCGTATCGGTCAGAATATCAGGCTCGACCTCTACAATATCATCGGACTTGCCGGTAGCCAGATCCGTATACACCAGCCGAGGATGCTTCTCCTTGCCAAATATAATGCGGGTCGTCAGACTGTTGGTAGTGTCATTGACGGTCATGCCGGCAATATCTGCCAGAATCTCACGTGCAATAAAGTCTGCCTGTCGTGCGTTAAATACCGCTTCCGTTGCAATGACATCATTGTCGCAGTATTCTGCAACCTGCTCCCACTTTTCTTCTGGCACCGGCTGATCCCAAGGAAGTCCGAGTTCCTGATGGTGGATGCCCAACTCGATCTCAAACTTCTTCAGGCTCTGCTTTTTTGCACTGAAATCGTAAATATCCGTGTAGGAGAAGTTATACGCTTCACCAAAAAAGCCCGTATGTTCGTTGATGATCTGCTGAGACAGATTATAGATTGCCTCAATCGACCACCCGATCATGCGGGCGTAAAGGATATGGTTATCGTATTTGCGGTTGTTGAAGCCAATCAGACGATACTGTGCAAGCATCGCAATATCATCTGCGCTGGGGTTGATCATGCGGTGGACCATCGACTTGTCGCTGCCCTGAAACTTCCAGTTGACCAGCAGCAGGTTCGGAAACACCTCACAGTCAAAGAACACGACAGGCGTTTCGAGAACGGGCACTGCCGGGAGTTCCTTTGACTTAAAGTGCATCTTCGACACGATCTTCAGGCACGCATCTGCCTGATTCGTGCTGGACGCAGCAAAGCCGAGGATGCTGTTGCGCATATCATCTACATCGTAACGGAGGTCGCTATTGTAAGCATCCTCCAGAATCTTGTAGATGAAGTCGATGGATGGCTTGGTATAGGGATGAATCTCCTTGTTGAGATTGCGCATGATCAAAACTCTCAGCGCATTCTCGCTTTGGACGTGATCGACGTTTACCATTTTTTCTCCCTTCATTGGTAAACCGGAGCTGACGGGGGCTACCGGAATATCATTGCATTTTGAGAGTTTTCTCCGCAGGGAACTCTTGCCGGTGAACACCTTGATTTCAATGTGCTCATCGTAGATACGACTGAGTTTGGACGCATCGCCGGAGTAAATATAATGCAGATGGATGCCCGCACCAGATTTGCTCAGCTCTGCATAGGTCTTTGGCCACTTGCTTGCCGCTTCCAGATTCTTCTCGAGGGACTTCTTCCCATCGTCTCCCGGAATATCAAAGTCAATGACGATGTGATTCTCTGGCACCTTCAGGTAATGCAGCCTGCTCGTGTCCAGATCTGCCAGCTTCGTCTGCACATTCTCCCATTTATTGGTCGGAGTGCCGTTCTCGTTGGCATACTGTGCAGGGCAGTCCTTGCAAATATCATCCAGAATCGACTTCTGCACCTTAAAATCGATCCATGACTTCTGCTTTTCCTGCATCTTAGCCCCAAAGTCCGATTGCTTCTCAAACTTGTCCGTCCGAAACCCACTGTAGTAGCTTCGGATGCGGTCGCCGTTCTCTGCGTTGACACGTTCTTTGTACTCGCGGAAGTAGTTCATTAGCTCTTCCTTGAATACGCGCTTCGAGCACGGGTACGGAATGTTCGCGTCGCTGCAGTACGCCTTGTACATCTCCCACGCAACTTTCAGCGATACACCGTCCTCTTTCTTGAAAACGTAGTAACTGTCCTCCATGAAGTTGTAGAAGTCGTTAGACGCACCGAGCATCCTCTTCGGAATATAATCATCGTAGGCATGCTTATTGTTTTCGTAAACATTGCGGCAGTACCATGCGATGGCACCCAGTTCAAAGTCGATCTGCGACACCAGTTCCTCGTACTTTTTCCCTGGCACCTTGTTTCCGCTGGGCTCAACGTCGATCAGACGCCGAATAATGCCCGATTTTGCATTGGTAATGCGCACCAGATTGTTAGTGCCAAGGATCAGAAAGCACTTGAAGCGGTTCTCATACGCAGATTTAAACTTCTCGTTGACCATCATAGACTCGTGAGAAACCAACGAGTTGATGCGGGTATTGTCCTCGATGCGGCTCAGGTCGCCATCGTGCTGAATCGCGATCAGTGGGTTCGACTTGAATGCCTCCAGCGCAAATGCGTTGGAGGAAGATCCCAGTGCCTTGGAGTCAAAGGTCGAGTAATATCCAGTAAACAGCTTTTGGATAATGTTGATGACGGTCGATTTACCGGTACCCGGCGCGCCATACATCACAATGAACTTCTGGATCTTCTTGGAGTCCCCGTTCACGATGGCGCCAATCGCCCACTCGATCTTCATGCGCTCGTCCGGCGCGTACAGAACGCTCATCAGCTCGTTCCATGCCTTGATACTCCCCTGCTCCAACGGATACGGAAGCCGCTTGGACGCGTAATCCTCCTTTTTCACGTCGGTGTTGGCAAATATCAATTTTTCATCCAGCATGACAAAGGAATCCCGCATCTGACGCTGGCAGTACCGATGCCAAATATCAATCATGCCGGATTCTGCGTCCCACATGTGGAGCACCCGGTAATTATCGAAGTCTGCCTTGTGCGCATCCGCATAATTATCAAGTTCCCGGTCGATGAGCTGCAGTGCGTCCTGCTCGTCCGTAGACCATAATCCACGCTCCTGTAACCAGATCGCATAAAAGTCCCCGCCTCGGATCATCAAGTCCTTGGAGTGCTTGATGATGAATTTGGGATAGATCTCGATCACCCCGTGTTTGCCCGTTCTTCGGGCAATGAAAAGGAAATCAATCATTTGCAATCAATTTCCTCCTTTCTTCGAGGTAAATATCAAGCGTTGAACAGCGTTGCGTGGCCGTCACAGTGGACGGACTTGTCCTCATCGGACTTCTTCATCCGGTTCAGTTCGTTCATGGCGCTGTCGTACTTCTCTGCCAGCTCATCGCGCTCCTTGCGGATGTCCTTATACTTGGTGCACTCGTTGACACCCGCCTTCCCCAAAATATAAACCACGCCGATCAGCCCCAGAATGGTCAGGTTCTTTTTGAACAGACGTGCCTTGCAGCGGTCGAGGGAGCATTCGGTCTGGGCGAGCTGATAGTAAATGTTGTTTTCCATGGTAAGTCCTCCTCAAATATCATTTTCATTCAGGTACGCCATCATCTGGTACCAAATATCCAGCGTACGCATATCATCTTTCGGGTTCTGCAGGGTGAACAGGCTGCCCGCGCCATTAGGCTGGTAGTCCCTGCGGTGGAAGCGTTCGATCACGAACTCTGCGCGGCTCTGATGGAACCGGTTATCGTCCATGGCAGCCAGACCAAGGCTGACGACCATGTTCCAGAACCACTGCCCGGTGCGATTTCCGGCATCGGCGTCCTCCATGATGGTTTCCTCGCACCGAAGTGCCAATGCCACCATCATCTCCAGCATACTGCAGGGCTTGCGCAGAAAAGTCTCGGTCACAGCCCTCATATCCTTTACCGAAATATCATTCTGCTGGTCAAGGAACCTGTCCCGCAGATTCTCGCCGTCCACTGCACGATTACAGTCCATCTCGTTGTCGGGAACGAACTGCTTATCGTACAAAAACGCCAGCAGGCTGTGGAATGAGAGGTTTCTCGGCTCCCACTTCCCGCAGACGATCTCATACAGCCAGTCGAAATATCTTGTTTCGATCTGGTTTTTCATCTCATCAGTCGCCATAATCCTCCTCTTCCCGCTCCCGATATACATCTGTATAATTCTGGAGCGCCTTCACGACCTCATAGTCTTTGTGGTAGGTGTGGTTGCGCACATGGATGGTATCGGGCATAAATTTTCCCATCGCATCCAGTGCCTTCTGCCCGACTACCGACTCAATATCGTCCACCACAGAGCCGTCACTGTCGTAGGCCAGCACATCGTCTGCATAAAGCGTCAGAAAGCTGGTCTCGTAGTCATCATCACAGCCAAACTCGTCCGGTTCGATGATTTCGATTGGCTCCAGCGGCTCCTTGTCCGGCTTTTCCGGGTCTTCCACCTGACGATACGGGCCAGAGATCAGTTCCACAGCTTTTTTCTGTGCCTCGGTCTCCACCAGCTTGTCCAGGTTCTTCTTGCTGACCTCGAAATGCTTGCGCACATCTTCGATCTGTTCATCGGCGAACTTCTGGTACTCGTTGCGCATCCGAACGTGCATAAAATAAGCGCCAGCCACAAAGCCAGCGCCTACCAGTAAAATATCATGAATCCATGCTTTCATTGGGGTCTCCTTCTTTGACGGTCATCATGGTGAACGCCAGCCCTCCAAAAAACAGCGAAACGCTCATCAGTAAGCCGCCAACAATATGACGTTTTCGTTGGGTATCGGTCAGGTAGTCCAGAAACAGAAACATGCTTTCCAAACTGCTCATGCAAATATCCCTCACTCAGAAAGGACAGCCAGACCAGAGAAGAAGCATACTCCGGCCATGGCAGCGAACACATAAGACAAAGCTCTTACAACTCTGGTCATAGCACATCCTCCAAATATCAATCAGATCTTATCGATGATGGGGCCATCGCAGTTGAAGTGCAGCACGACGGAGCGGTCACCCTGCATCGCATCGATGCCCATGTTCACATAGTTTGCGCGGTTCTCGTCATTCGGGTCGTAGATCCAGCCCACGATCTGTCCAACAGGCTTGCGAATCTGCTCACCATTTGCGTATCCGCCAATCAGACGATACACGTCGTTCAGGAACAAATATCCCTGTGCCCGCAGACGGCGGTTTGCTTCAGACTGTACTTGGCTCAGAAAGGTCTTGTTCAGCTGGTAATCCGGCTCCCAACGGTCAACCATCTCGTCAAACAGCAGGTCATACGGCGAGTGCACACCGTCGACCTCGTCCACATAGGCCTTCACCAGTTCCTCGGTGCCGTCCTCGTGCACTTCCTTGTTCTCGATCTCCACAGCCTTCACGCCATGCTCGATCTCATGCTGCACACGGTCACCAAAGCGCTCGGTAACACGCTCTTTGTACTCGGTAAAGGCCTTGTCCAGCGTGACATAGGCGGCAGTCAGCACTGCATTGCGCTTCTGCAGAATGCGGTTCGAGCCGATCATGCAGCCAAGGGACAAGCCGCCCAGAATCACTGCGGGCGCGTACAGCTTCACCAGCTTGACACCGGTCTGCACGTATACGGTGGTTAGATCTTTCTTTGCATCCTCTTCGGTGTACTCGGCGTCCTTCTTGAGCTCCGCGTTGCCGTTCTGCACATTGTGGATGGTCTCCACAGCAGACTGGTGCTCCTCCAGAACAGCATTGACCTTCAGGGTCGCCTTGCAGGCCATCACCGCGCTGGTCACTGCACCAACAGCGCCGCACACCATCAGGATCTCCGGGCTGTGCTTGCCGATCTTGAACTTTGCCTTTGCAGCAAAGCGGCCGACATTCGTCATCATTTCGTTCATTTTCATAAATATCTTTCCTTTCTTTTAGTTGTTCAGAGCAACAGGCTTCGGCAGGCGGATAATGTAACCGCCGTTCACTGCCTGTACGTATGCGGAGCGCATATCATACCAGCCGTACTTGTTGTCGGTATAGTTCGAGGTCATGCCGACCAGATCATAGAAATCCGCCACCGATACGCAATTATAAGTGCTGATGGCATCGATCATCTGGCTCAGGACTTCCTCTGCATCCCCGCGGGAGGAGAATATCACATCCTGATAATTGATCGCAGCGGCAGGCCGTGCCTGATTGTTATTGCGCCCGGAATACTGGTTGTATGACACCCGGTTGGGCTGTGCATAGCTTCCGCTGTAGTTGTTGCGCGGGCGGTCATCGCCATGAAATATCATATTGATGGTTGCGATCATCAGGTCAGCAAAGAAGTCCTGCAGCTTGGGCACCGCCACATCCTTGAGAATGTGATCCTTCACGGTCTTCAGGTCTTCCGCAATGAACATGCTTGCTACCTTCTGAATATCATTTTTCTCCTTGGTGGCAACTTTACCGGTCGTTACCTTTTCAAATTTCTTTTCCGGTTTCTTCTCCGTGCCACCGGAGATGGAGTTCGAGGGCAATTCTACTTTCGCCATTGGCTGCTCCTTTCAAAAATAAAAAGGAAAGAGCCGCAGATTTCTCCACGGCTCTCGCCTAAACCATTCACATTAGTTTTCTTCTTCAGTCTCTTCGACCTCGTTGAAGTCAACATCCTCGATCTCTTCCGGTTCGTCCTTCACGATCTTCACCGGGCACTGGAACTTGATGTGCTTCTTCGGCTTCTTCTCCTTCTCAACCTTGGATTCGGTCTTCGCCTTTGCCATGTGCTTTGCGATACCGGTGGCCATTGCACCGATCGTCAACACGCCAACAGCAGCGGCAACGCCCGCCCAAGTGTTGATGCCAGAGTTCTTTTCCTCCGTCTTCACCTCATTGTTCTCCGTAACCACGGGAGTCTCTTCGTTAGAAGTCTCCTCGGTAGTAACCTCGTTCATGTTCATTTCGTCCATAATAGTAATCTCCTTTCAAGATTTATCTTTAATGTGAACCTCTTTGGTTCCATAAAGCGGAATGTATTTTTCGCGTCTCAGACGCCGATATAGTGCGGCGGCTCCACGTAATTCACCACCAGACAGGGCAGTCCGTCCTCGTCCAGCCGCGATGCATAGCAGGTTTCGACGTATCCGCGTTCGATATCCCAACCCAGCATATCGCCAAGCTTGTTGGTGTCCAGACCGATAAGATCATACCAGTCGTTCAGGCTGATGCGCATATCATCCCGCAGCTGACGGTTGAACTCGTTGACCGCCTTGTCAATTTCGTTCTTGGTGGACACAAAATATCTTCCGCTCAGCGAGTCAAAACACTTCAGCTGGCCCGCTGCGCTGCTCACGACAAGTGCCTGCGGTTCGGGGGTCTTCTGCTGCTGTTCAATGGCAGCCTTCTGCCGAATCTCGCGTTCCTTGTCCTCGCCCACGGTTTCCAAAACCTTGTCGCGGTAGGTACGCAGGGCGCTTTCGCTCATGGTGTACGCAGCAGTCAAAGCCGCATTGCGCCGTGCATTCATGCTGCTGGCACCGACAATGCAGGCAACAGACACGCCAAAGCTGACAGCGGTCGGAATATAAACCGGCGCAGCGGTCTTGATGATCTCCTTTGCTTCCAACTTCTCAACACCCAACTCCTGCCGCTTCTCCTCCAGCAGGATCATTGCCTTCGGGGTGGCCTTGACGGCAAATATCACGCTGGATGCAGCCCCTGCGATGCCCATGCCAATCAAAATTTCAGGCGAGTGCTTTTTTGCGCCCGCCCATACGGATTTTGCCATAGTTTTGATGTTCATAATTGTGCCTCCTTAAAATATAAAAGAAAGAGCCGCAGCTTTCGCCACGACTCTCGTCTTCGTCAGATATGTCCAGTTGCTTTCAAATTCTCGAAGCGTTCTTTCGATTCTCTTTCGATAATCGCTTCTTCTCTGAAGTGCCACCGATACCTCAAATACTGATACAGCCGAACCGGTTGCAGCAACAGTGTTATCACTACACCAATCATGGTGTAAAACATCACCGTTGCGCACCGCTTCAGCCCCTTCAGTGTTGCCTTATCGATTTCGCCCCAGAATTCACGATCATACTCGTACTCGCTCATAATAATATCTCCTTTGTAATTTGTATTTGTGGATTCTCTTCCATAATACAATCTGAATTTTTCGCGTCATCGATAAATATTAAAAAGAAAGAGGAGCATCACTGCTCCTCAGTCTCATGAGATTCGTTGAGCTTTTTCTCAACAGCTTCATCGATTCTGGCATCCAGGTCCTTATCTTCGGCATATCCCTGCATCATCGTGCCGAGAAAGCCAAATATCATACCTGCCATACCCAGAATCTTCCAGATGTTCTTTTTCTTGCTCATTTGTTCTCACCTCCATAAAGCACGCTGGAATTTTCGCGTGCACGGTTCTCCTCGTAATGTTCCCAGTCCTCCACCGGGTCCGCCCAAGGCGTTACGTAATATACGTCCAGCCCGTCGTCGGTCTTCTGCTCGTAGCACTCTACATCGAGCCAGAAATACTCCAATTCCTCGACCATCTGGTCAATGCACCAGCCTCTGCACTTGTCGTCCGGGATAAACTCCAGCCCCAGCATCTCGCACCATGCTTCCAGCGATACCCCGCCGTCCAGCGCCAGTTTTTTGTTCAGCATGTATGCCGCTTCGTAAACCTGCGCCATAGTGGCCTTAAAATATCTATTGGTGTGCGGCTCATAGCACAGGTGTTCCACATCGCCGTTATCTGCACGGGGCATCGCCTCGACCTGCTGGTGAATATCTTTTTCGGTTTCCTCACCAACCTGCTCTGCAACTTTCCTGCGGTAGGCGCTGTAGGTCTGCTGCACAGCCACATAGGCTGCCATCAGTTCCTTCTGGGTCTTTTTGTTCATGGTATTGGAGCCCAGAATGCAGGCAATGGTGCCCGCGCCAACGATGGCTGCCGGAATATAATAGCGCCAACACTCCTCCACGACTTCCTTCTTGCTCATCGGCTCGGCCTTGTTCATGTCGATCAGGCTCTGCGCCTTCGTGGTTGCCTTTGCAGTCTCCACAGCCGTCAGGACAACGCCCGCAGCAGCTGCAACAGAAAGCAACGTCGCACCGTGCTTACCCAGATAACTAAATATCTTTTTGCCCAGTTTCATAATCGTTCTCCTTTACTCAAAATTAAAACGGTTTCTCTTCGATGCGTTCACGATGTTCCTCGGATACGACACCATCATGCACAGCGGCACATCGTCGTTCCTCAGAAACAGCCTTCCGTGCCGTTCGTGGACACCTGCATGGACGCCATTCGTATGGATACACTCCTTAAAGGCCTGCGCAAGTCGCGTGGTGTTCACTTCGCCGACGTCACAGAGATCCACTTCCATCATGAACGTGCCCCGCTGCATAAAGTCAGTCAGAATATCATTGATCTTTTCCTTGTAGATCACATACGTATGCACCGGTTTGCTTATGGAAAGCTCTGTGATTTCGGTCACAGATACTTCTTTAAGTTTCATTTTCTTTCCCCTTTCCCAACACTCCGGCCCTGTACAAAATCTCTATCAGATCACTCTGATGAATCTCCGCGTCAATGTCCAGATGCACCTTGACCCAATCACCATCCTTGTGACTCAACCGTAAGTCGTTAAGCTTGACATACGTGTTCCCGAGCCCTTGCTTTTTGATGAGCTGTCCTACCGCCATTGAAATAATATGGCGCAGAAACGTTGATTGAATGTGCATAATGTCCTCCATTTTGAATCTCCTTTCAAAATTAAAAAATAAAAAAGGCAGAGGGCGAAACCTTTATCAGATCTCGTTCTCTTCCTGTTCAGCTTTCTGACTTTCCTTGCGTTCCTTGTGCTCCTTCCACTTCATCCATGCCACATATGCTCCGATGAGCGCTACATACGCTCCGTATACCATACCGCACAGCTTGAAGTAAGTCCCCCAAGTCCACTGCTTGTCCATAAAGTTCTTCATAGCTTTCATCATAGTAATTTCTCCTTTCAATGTAAGCCCTCTGTCTTCCATAAAGCATCCTGATTTTTTCGCGTCTAAAAACAAAAGAGCCCACGATTTCTCGTAAGCTCTCTCGGGATAAGACCAAGTTTCAATTCGTGTACCGGTTTCCGTTAAGTCTTAGTCCTTCGACGGCCGGAACAGTCCTACCAGAACCCAGATGACCAGACCAATTATCAGTCCGATCACTGCGGTCACAATGACCTGCCCAACCGTTACGCTTGTATTCCAGATCTTCTTCAAAATATCCATCGTACTTCTCCTTTGTTTTGGGCCTTATCCCATAAGACAAAGGGAATTTTTCGCGTAAAAAGAAAGAGCCGCAGATTTCTCCACGACTCTCGCCTTTGAGTTACTTTTCGTTTACATATTCATTGAATTTGGCATTGACTCGATTGATAACATCATCCGCCTTTTCCTTTTCGTACACGTCATTGATTGCTCGTGTTGTCCATGTTGCCTGAAGCCTCTTTCCTTCCTTAATGCCGTCAACCCGGCCCTTGTCCATCGCACTCCATGCAAAAATGACACCACCAACGATCATGCCTACGCTCTGCTTAACTAATCTTGCGTCAATTTTCATCTTTCATACCTCCAAAAATATAAATGTTAAGACGTAACCCGTCTCATAAAGCGCCCTGTAAAAATCGCGTTCAAAAATAAAAGAGCCTACGATTTTCTCGTATGCTCTTCGCTTTGGCTTATTGCCAATCGGAGTGTTTCTCCAATATTGCTAAATATTTACATTTTGCCTCCAGTTCATAAACTTCCTTATAATATGCCTTCCATTCCGTATGATGGCCATCGGGAAACACAATATCGTTTCGTTCGATAACATCGAGTATCCTCTCGATTCGTTTCTTATTTTCATCACGGACTTTCTCTCCGTTATCATACTTTCGTATTGCATTTTCTGATAGTCCTGTCATATCAGCCATGTGACAAGCCAGAATATTTCTTTGCTCTTTCAGTTCTTTTAACATAAATATCACCTCATAAAGCAGCCCGTTTTTCTCGCGCCTACACCGTTCCCCTGTCAAACACCGTCTCCCAGCGTTCCTTCTTCAAGGGCTTCATCCGCAGCGCCCACATCAGCTTCCGCACGGTCACGGTCGGGTATAGCCCGTCCTTGTTTTTTCGCTTGGCGTTTTCCCGGAAATACTCCAGAAACCCTTCGTGCAGGTAAATTTTATCGGTCAGCCATGGGTCTATCGGTCCCCAGAAGGTCGATTTGCTCTTTTCGTTGAACCTCTGCTGAATGACACACAGCCCCTTCCCGTGCTCCGCATAGAGCGTGCAGGTGCGGTATACCGGATGGTTGCATCGGTAGGTCACGCCATAGTAGTGCGTCCATTCCTCTGCTGGTTCGGTAAAATATCTCATAAAAAGAAAGGAAGCCGCAGCTTTCGCCACGACCTCCTAAGTCCTCCTTACTTTCTAAAGAATCTGAAATCCTTCATCAATCCCTTGAACGTACTGGAACAGATCGTCCCCGTCTCCTCGAACTTGAAGCCCTTGCCGTACCAGTGACTGCCTACCGCAAAGCCGGCAATCGTCACACCAACGCTCGTCACCGTCGTCAGGATGCGGATCAGCTTATCGTCCTTTGCTTTCTCGGCCTCGAGTTCCAGCTTGCTCTTTTCCAGCAGCAGCTTGTCCTCGTCCGCCTCCTTGCCGACGTTCTGCTCATTCTCATCCATCCGCAGTTTGTAAAGCTTCACGATGTTATCGGTCGCCTTGCTCTGCTCGTCACTCCCCGTTTTCAGGTTCTCCAAGTCCTCGAAGCGACGCTTCAGTTCCTTGTCCATCATTTCGTTCAGTTCCATTTTGAATTTCTCCTTTACAAAATATCTTTTCGGAGTTTCCTCCGTAAAGCGGGCGGTTATTTTCGCGCCTTCAGCTTTTTAACGCGCAGAACAACGTAGTCCTTGTTCTCCAGCTGGTCCACCTCCTTGTCAAGGTTCAAAAATAAATGGGCACCGTCATCTTCCTCGCCAGTATAGCCGACAAGCATCGTACCGTCCGACATCTTGCCAAGATCCATCCGAATACCCAACGTTGCCCCCAGCGCAATACCAACGACAACGCCCATTCCAACCAGACCCCAAATCAGATAAACCATTTTGAAAAACCTCCTAATACAAATATAAATGAATGTTCGGTCGACTGTGTGTTGAAAAAAAATAAGAGCCGATGTTTCCATCAGCTCCATTTTGAAATCAGTTTTTCTTGTTTTTGTTCCTCCTTCGTTCTCCTTTCCGTTTCTCGATCAGGAGCTTCAACAGCTCCCATAAAATCAGGATCACGAACAGTTCCACTAAAAAGTCAAACATATCAATACCACCTTTCTCATAAAGGCAGCTGAATTTTTCGCGTCCAAAAACAAAAGAGCCGCAGATTTCTCCACGGCTCCCGCCTTTCTTAGTAAACGAAATAAATCGTCTCCTGTTTCATTTCAACACTCTTGATCACACCTGCTTTTTTCAGCAGCTCAAAATCACGACGGATTCCGCGAGGGTCAAACGCCTCAAATTTGACGTCGAAGTCCGTGCGCTTCTTCTTTCCGTCTTCGTAGGTTCTGATCGAATAGACCATCTGGTTAACCAGCCTCGGGTCCATCTTACAGTTCCGACGAACGACTTCCATCATCAGCTCGCGTCCTTCGTAGTCATCATCTCTGACGCCCTTCACGATAACGGTCATGTGATTCACTTTGCTATTAAACATATTGTGTTCTCCTTTGCATTTAAACAGTGAATATTCGTTCCATAAAGCAACCTGTAATTTTCGCGTTCACTGCCGTTCTTTGCTCAGGAGCCAGAAGAAATATCTGTAATATTCGTAGTACATTTCACGGCAGCATGGGCAGCCTTGCGCCTGTAATTTTTCAAAGCCCAGTCCCTCGGTCACGCCCTTTAATATAAAAGGAGCTAATGTCGGGTCCAGTTCTTCAATGCAGCGGTCAACGATCGCGATCTGCCCGGAATAATATAATCTGGCAATCGCCTGCCGCTCTGTCGGGCTTTCCGGCGGCCTGCCCTTGATGATGCCCGGAATATCACGCGGCTCGGTGTTCCACCCGTCCAACAAAACCAGTGCCTTCTTCCAGTCCAGGTATTGCAGACAGAAATGCTTCAGTTCGTAGTAGCGATGCTTCGGGATACTGCAGGGGTTCTTTGTAGACAGCTGTGCACGCTCTCTTTTCATTTTTCGCCCCTCCATTCGTAGCCCGTCTGCTCGAAAAGGAGCTTTGGCGAAATATAATAGTTGATCCTTCCGTACTTTGAGCTCATCTCTTTAAGGTCGGTCACACGCCTGCCGTTTCTCGTAGCCTCCCCGATCGGCAGCCATCCGGCAATAATGCCAGCCCTCACCCATGCCGGATCACGTCCATAGACCTGTGCTGCGATCCGTACCGGTACAGCCCCCATTTTTAACCTAGCTTTGTCCATACTATCGTACTCCTTTTATGTTACTCTAAGTGCATCCAGATGCGTCTTAGGCATGAAAGGATAATAATGGTAAAACCGGTCGACTGCGTGCTGTATTTTATTTTTCTTGCCGCAGAGTGTTGACAATGCCGTATAAAATGTTTAACCTAGAATAGTTCGCAAAAGAAAAAAGCCCGGTCATCCGAGCTTTTTATCTTGAATTATTCTCTAAATATTAAAGGAGGCAGTTATGTTAAAGCCCTGCCCAGAGTGTAAGATGCAGGTCAGTGATAAAGCGACCTCTTGCCCTCATTGCGGCTTCCCCCTCAAATCACGGTCTGCTCAAAAGAAAAAACATATGCGGCTACCAAATGGGTTTGGTCAGATTTGTGAGATTCGGGGTCGTAATCTTCGCAGACCATTTCGTGTGCAGATCACGGCTGGATGGACCAGTGACGGTAAGCCTATTCGCCGCGCGCTACGCCCTGAATCTTATTTTGAAACGTACAACGAGGCATATCAAGCGCTCGTGAAGTACAATGCACACCCATTCGATTTATCAAATAAAACGACGATGCAGGATTTGTACGAATCGTGGCTTGAAACTAGAAAGTCAAAGGTTGATTCTTCAACTCTCGCCCGCTATCGAACTGCATGGGCTTATTCATCCTCGATTCACAATATGCTTGTTCGGGATGTTCGCATTTTGGATATGCGCAACTGCATTGAACACGGCACTATCACATACGCCGGGAAGACTCGAACACCGCAAAACAACGCAAAAGATTCCATGAAAACGCTTTATAATCTTCTTTTTGACTATGCCGTTGCTTCCGAGATTGTGGACAAGAATTATGCTCGGATGTTTACAGTTGATTCAGGCTACATTCGTAAGCCCGGCAGCCATATAGCTTACACAGAGGAAGAACTGAATAAACTCTGGAGCAATATCGATAAGCATCCGATCATCGATATGATCTTGATTCAATGCTATTCAGGATGGCGTCCAGGCGAAATGTGCGATTTGAAAGTCGAGGACATCGATCTGGAGCAAGGCACCATGACTGGAGGTTTAAAAACAAAAGCGGGGATAAACCGAGTTGTCCCGATTCATCCCCGCATTTTCAGTTTGGTAAAAAGCCGCTACGATAAAGCCATAGAAGCAGGTTCGTCCTATTTGTTCTTTAAGATCCGCCAACGTGGTTATCGGCATAAAAACACCCACAAAGGCGAATGCTCAAAGTTTACTTATGCCTCTTTTCAAATGCCACTAGTTGAAGAAGTCGTTCCGCTTCTATCCTTAAATCCCGCTCATAAAGGTCATGATGGACGTGTCACTTTTGTTACAAGAGCCAAAAACGCAAAACTCGATGAATATGCCATCAAGCGTCTTGTAGGGCATCATATTGACGACCTTACAGAACGGGTTTATACAGAACGCAGCGTTGCATGGCTCAAAAGTGAGTTGGAAAAGATTCCATAA